AAGTTTGTAGTACACAGCGGCGCAAATGAGAATCGTAAAACGTTGGATAGCAAGAAAAACCTTTAGTGAGGGATCAAACTTGGGTTAACGTTATAACGTTTAACGTTTTCAAAATCACATACGCCTGCCACAGCAGCCCACGGAAATACCAATAGCTCCAAGAAAAGAGTAATCCTGATAGAATCGAAACTTGCCTAAAACTGGAAAGAAACATCAAGGATACTACGGAAACTATTCTAAAAATCATCCGTAATAATTCCCAATCATATCATCATCCTCCATATTGAGCTACATATACAACAAATTGCCTACACAAGACAACCACACGCCCTTCATCTGTAGCATTTAATGACTACTCAAACGAGAGTGTTAATTGTTTCGGTTTGGGCCTAACTACTGCTTTTGTAGCTGGATTTTCTTTCTCATTTGAAATGATCCTGACGACATAATAGTTAATCCCAGAAACGTTATTATCTTCATAGCATTTCAAGAGGGAATCTGCCAATTCTGATGGAATATGCTCAACATTTGGAACATGGAGTTTACGAAGATATTGACTTTGCCAGCGCGCATAACCACCATTCATGTGATTGGTAAGGTTGTCCAACTGGTTGCGTACAAATTCAGACATTAGAATAGCCGCTAGTATTCTCAGCTGGCGCATTTCATTTCCCGTAATGTAGTAAATGTTATGCTGAGGATAATAGTTTCCTTCGTCAACAAACACATACCTGTTACCTGAAATATCTGGCAACAAAATCTTTGGAGAATGCTGCAATGTGGAGGACACGGAATCAATTGTACCATACCATCTAGACGGATTCTTACGAGCCTTGTGTCGTGCAGCCAAGCGTTCTTTATAACTCTCTAAATAGGCCTTTGCATGAGGGTAGGAATCAAGAGAAATCAGGTTGCCATTCTTATCATATGGATTCAAGAAGTATCTTCCACCCCATGTCATTTTGTCTCCACTAAGATCTTTCGCATTGATGGCAGGAAGCAGAAGCTCGTCTTCTACCTTACCTTTCAACTCTTTAGAGATAAAAATATTGTCAGCTCCTGTTGCTACACCAATTCCTATCTTGAATTTTTGGTCCTCAATTAGGCTAAGCTCATGCTCTTGGGCGTTAAAAACATTACTCCAATCCTCATCTTTTGGTGAATCGTAGCTCACATATTCTGCATTTTTCAACGATGCGATGCTAGATATATTTGCATATAGTAGTTTCTCGCCCTTTGCCTTATTGCTAATAATGGTTATGGCAGGATAAGCCAACACATCTTCTTGGAAGGCATCCGCACTCTCCATATTGATAATCTTCTCTATGGAGTAATAGGCAGCAAGTAGTTTTCGAAGCAATTTACCGTATTGATTTTTCATCCATCGATTAGCGCAGATAAAACAATGCTTGCCCCCAGGATTCAACTGAGTCAATGATTTTTCGAAGAAAGGAACATACACGTCGGCTCTATAGTAGAATGTGGGAAAATTCTTATATTGAGCCAACTTATCCCCAGGTATTTCCTCATAACGAATGTAAGGAGGATTACCCATAATAATATCAACTGGCTTGTGTGAACTCAACAAATAATCCTCTACAAACAGGTTCTGCTCGGGATGTATAATCTCCGGGAACTCTGTCTTGATGCGATTGGTACAAACAGCTATCTTGACTGCATCTATGTCAGACGCAAATACACTCTTATGATAAGCCTCATTCAAGTTAAAACCAAAAGTCAAAGAGGATTGTTTTAACCTCCGGATAATCTCTATAATGAATTCTCCCTCACCACATGAAGGCTCCATGATGGAGATAGAAGAAAGATTGTCCGATGCTTTATAACCAGCCTCGTCCAACATAAATTCAACAACCTCTGGCTTTGTAAAAACATCACCGTGCTGCCCTCCATTGGATCTTATTCCGTATGTATTATTTGAATTCATCTGCTAATCCTAAAAGATATCCTCTGAATGAATTGATAAAAGTATCGATTGAAATGTTTTCGGCAAGGCTCTCATAGCTATTCTTGTTTTCTGTAGCAATCAAAGCAACAGCATTGTACTTATGCTCTAATACAAGACGCTGGCAAAGAATACGATAACGGTCAAGGTAAGTTGAGTTCTTAAACTCTGCACGGACAGGAAAGTGGGGCTCACTTACTTTTACAGCATGCGTACTTTCTTTATCCTTGCCGACCACCATCAAATAACCAAGCCATGGTGATTGATTACACGTGAAAGCATGCTCACGGAATCCTGTCCAAAAATCTTCAGAAGAACCAAGAGACTCCTCTGTACGATTATTCAGATTGTTTCCGTATGACCCTATCTGCGATTTAAGTTCAATAGCAGCAATCAGATTCTTCTTCGGAGATACTATGATCAAATCCCAATCTTTCGTTGCTCGATAATAGCCAGGTATGTGATTGTTCTTCAAACAGACACAAGCTTTTGGTACACCTGCGTCAACAGCAACTTGGGTGAGCAGTGCCAAGAATGCATCTAGCTGCTTGCCAGCAAGCACATTCCCCTGTTTCTTCTTAGTATCCCAAAAGAACTTAATTGAATCTGCGATTTGTTTGTTATATTTCTCATCCATAATCTGTTGACTGCTTTTTACTTCGCTTTATGACTTTTCTTTTCAAGAATTATCATTATTGGAACACAAAGATAATAACAAAAAGTGTAGCATCCATAAAACGCTGAGAAAAAAAACGGAATTTGGACATAATTAACAGAAAAGACCGCTATAGAAGTCTCAAAAAAATGCGTACCTTTGCAAGTGAGGGCGACAAGAAGTCACCAGACCAAAAGGCCTGGACAAGAGTCGCTCTCGCAGGAAAAGACTTAAACAACACGATGGCCCATGGAGATACTCTCTCATTTTAGGACGATAGAAGAACTCACCAAAACATTGTCGCGCGAGCAAGGTTTGCTGAGCGAGATGTTTGAGAAACGAAAACTGATGAAGTTTCCGTTAGGAGTGGCTTTGGAGCTCGTCGGGGGAAACGAGATGCGTCTCAGAAGGCTCATTGACTACGGGGTGCTGGTCGAAACGGGCAATACGATAGAGATCGAGAGCGACTACCTCAACTTTTTCGAGGAGGTGCTGAACGTCAACGAGGAAATCAGCGTGCTGAGCGTCCAGGAGTGTATCAATACGCTGAAAGAGTATATAGGTTATTACCTGAAAGAGACCAACATCAACCGAAAGGCAGGCTACCAAGACAGCGTGCGGCAACTGCTGAAAAAGACAGGATTCAGAACCCTGAAGAATGTCGTGGACTTGAAGCGCAATATGGACAATGCCTACAAGCAAGAGCCCAACTACGTCATCAAGAAAAAGAAGCTGCAGAATATGGACGAGAAGAGCCATAGCATCCGAGCGATGATACAGGAGTGTGAGAAACTGATCGACAACGAGCAGGCTTTCTTCCTCATGGCCAACGATCCCCACATGGCCAAGACGTGCAGCGACGTGAAACACGACTTTGTGGAGGCTTATCATGCGCTGATGGAGATAGACAGACAGATCATCATCTACATCAACCAGATAGAACAACAGAACCAGCTCTACAAGAAAATACGCAAACTGAAATACCTGCAGGACCAGTTGCTCATCAAGACCGACACCAATCTGCTGCAAGTCCTCGAAGATAACAACCCCGTCTGGATGGAGTCGCGGCAATATAGCAGGCTCCGCCTCTCGCTGGAAAAGCTAAGAGAGAACGACCAGGCAACGGCCATTCTGAGGCGGATAGCGGAGCGCAACGGACTGAAGAAGACGGCCAGGACCGAGGCGGAACCACTGACCGACGAAGACCTACAGGAGCATACGCTGAGACTGAAGGAGGTGGATCCTACAGAGGTGTGGAATACTTTTTCTGCGTCGAGCCACAATCTGTTTGACTTCATCCTGAGATACGACTACAAGGCGAAACGCAGTCTCGAAGACCATGCTGCCCTCTTCTGCCAGCTGGTCATCCTCCATCCGGACGAATGTCGGACGACGGGGAGATATGCGACTTATCAAGACATTGAATACCCAATCATCTATGCGAAATAACACCCAAAAGATATATGAGCGACTGAGCCGGGGAGAGTTTCTCTCGGTTGACAGCGCGGACGCCTCCACCCGTCATCTATATGAGGACATAGAGGAAAACTACGAAGACTACGCCGACTACTTCAAGGAGATCGGCCTTCGGCTGGAGGCAGGCAATGGTTATTTCTATTTCTCGCGAATTGGCGAGGGAAAGCAGGCCGTCGAACAGAAGCTAGACAGTTTCTCAAAGTGGCTCGACTACCTGGACTTCCTGAAGTGCTACAATCAGTCGTTCGCCGCTGGCTACCAGTTTCGCAAGAGCCATCTGGTGGAGCAGATAAGCCTGGATATTGAACTAAAAGAGAAGGCAGGCCATCTGTTCAGAAAATACGGCGTAGGCTCCTATCTGGAGATCGTAAACAAGCTGATCCAGGAGATGCTGGGCATGGGTTTTGCCGAATGCATCAGCGAGCAGGACGAGACCTACAAGGTCACTTCCGCCTTCCACTATGCCGAGGAGCTGGTCAACATGATTCAAATAGCCAACGAAGATGAAACACCTGAATAAAATCATATTTATCAATAGCGCCAACATCCCGTACGCGGAGATTTCGGTGGATGGCAATGTGCATTTCACGGGCACGCAGGGCGTGGGAAAAAGTACCGTGCTGAGAGCGTTGCTCTTCTTCTACAATGCCGACAAGCATCGCCTGGGCATCCAGCAGGGACAGAAGACGTTTGACGAGTTCTATTTTCGCCAGTCCAACTCGCACATACTCTACGAGGTGATGCGCGACAACGGGGCCTACACCATTTTGGTGAGCCGCTATCAGGGACGGGCCTCATGGCGATTCATCGACGCGCCCTATCAGCGCGAATGGCTCATAGGCGAGGGCAAGCAGGTGCTGAGCGACTGGGTGAAGATCCGTGAGCGCATAGGCAAGCAGGTGGCGGTTTCGGCAAGGATCGACTCGGGGGTGATGTTCAGGGACATCATTTTTGGCAACACACGCGACCATAAATACACGCGCTACGCGCTGGTGCAGAGCGCACACTATCAGAACATTCCACGAAGTATCCAGAACGTGTTTCTGAACACCAAGTTGGACGCCGACTTCGTGAAGACCACCATCATCCAGTCTATGACGGACGAGGACCTCCCCATCGACCTACAGACCTACCGACGACTGGTGACTGACTTCGAACGCGAGTATGACGAGATAGACTGTTGGTTTCGTCAGACACGAGACGGCAACTACCCCGTGCGCCAGCAAGCGCTGAAGATAGCGGAACAGGGGAGAAAGATTGTGGCGCTCGACCAACAACTGCTGGACGTATGGCACAGGCTGAATCATGCCGTGGCAGAAAGCGAGCAGCAGATCCCGCTCTTGGAAGCCGAGGAGACAGAACTCAAGACGAGCATCGGTAAGGAGCACGCGAAAGAGAAGGAGCTCGCCGACGAATATGGCAAAGAGAGAGACGCTCGGAATCAGGAGTTGGGTGCAAAAAAGAACAAGCTGAAAGAGATAGCGCAGACAAGAAAGGAGTTTGAGGCCATGGGCATAGAGGAGAAGCTCGCCCTTGCCCGCCGCGAGGAGGCGACCAAGCAGAAGGCTGCCGAGAAACAAATGCTACTGGACGACCTTCTGAAGACGCACGCCTCGATAGAGGAGAAATACAACATAGCCAGAGGAAAACTGGAAAATGCTCATCAGGCGTTCGGGAATGCTCAGAAAGAGGCATACTATAAGAAGCAGACCGCTCAGCAGACGGAGCGCAAGCGCCTGGAAGAGGAGCGCACCAAGAACAGAAATCGACTCACGGAAGCCTTCAACGACTGGCGACATGAGTCTGACGAACGGCTGGAGACGTTGGCGGCAGAGCAACACAGAGCGGACAGCGCATGGAGGGAACTCCGCCAGTGGCATCCTCGGGCCGAGGACATCAAGCAGGTGGGGGAACAATTGCAACAGTTGGCTATGGCCGAGAAAGAAAATGCGGTCCAGAAAAATGCCGTGAAAAGCCAGACCGACCGGATCACCGCCCAATATGAGGCGAAAGAGGCCGAACTGAGGCAAGCCTCCAGTTGCGAGCAGGAGCGCCTGGAAGGGCGGCGCGACCAGGTGCGTGGCCAAATAGCGAAGATCGATGGTTTGCTGGCCCACCTGGAGGGTTCGCTCTACCATTGGCTTTGCGCCAATGCCGAAGGTTGGGAGCACACCATAGGCAAGGTGGTCGATGAGGAGCGCATCCTCTACGCCGAGGGTCTTGAGCCTCAGAGGGATACTGCTTCTGACAGTTTCTTTGGCGTAAAGCTCAACTTGGACAAAATAGACTCCGTGCATCATACGCCCGACGAGTATAGGGAGGAGAAGAAGGCGCTGGAAAAGGAGGTGCGGGAGATCAATCGGCAACTCTCCCAACTGCCCATTGAACTTCAGGACGAGATCTCTAAACTCGGGAAAAAATATGCCTCAGAGATCAAACCGCTTCGCGAACAAGCGACGTTGCTAAGAGTAGAGGAAGACCAAATACCCGCCAAGCGACAGAATCTGGAAAACCAGCAGCATAAGCTGGAGATGGAAGAGCAGGAACTCATCGAAAAAGAGGAAGAGGTTCGCCAGCGCGCCTTCAACGAAGCGCTGCTGAAAGTGCAGGAGGAGAAGGACAGACGCGAGAAAATGGAGGCCAAGAACAAGAAGGAACTCAAAGAACTCGACACCGCCTTCAACAGGTCGGCAAAAGTGCTCGATCACGATCTGCGTGCATTCGAAGAGGAGCAGGTCGCGGAAGCATCCATCAGGCACAAGGAGTTTGCAAAGCAGAAAGCTCAACTTGACGAACAGCAGAAAGCCGAGCTTGCAGGCAAAGGCGTGGACGTTTCCCTGCTTGCACAATATCGCAAGGCGCTGGAGGGGCTAAGGACGTTGTTGGAGAAAATCGAGGCTGAGCGCCCCGACGTGATCAGATATCGCTATGCAGAGCAAAATCTGTTTGCCAAGGAGCCAGAAATCAAAAAGAGCATCAAGGACATAGAACAGCAACTCGCTATGATGCGCCAGCGCTATGAGGACAAGCGAACGCGAATGGAGAGGAAGCGGCAGGAACTGGAAGAGCGCCAAAAGGCAGTTGGCAAGAATCTCGCCCATAGGCGAGAGGGACTGAAGCTGTATCATCAGATCGTAGAGAATGAGCATCTCGTGCCTGATGGGTTTCTCTCCGACGACAAAGCCACAACGACCAGCCAGGACTGCCAGCAACTGTTGAGCCAGCTGCGCGGCACGGTGAATCAGAAACGCGAATCGATAGACAAGCTGAAGGACGCGGTGGTTGGGTTCAACCGCAATTTCAAGCCGCAGAATGCTTTCCATTTCAACACCATGCCCGTGACGGACCACGACTTTCTGCAGATAGCCGCGGACCTGCAGGACTTCATGGACAACAACAAGATAGAGGAGTTTCGCCGTCGTACCAGCGAACACTACAAGGACATCCTGGGACGTATCTCGACGGAGATTGGCGCGCTGATGAAACGCCGATCGGACGTGGACCGTGTGATACAAGACATCAATCGCGACTTTGTGGAGAAAAACTTTGCCGGAGTCATCAAAAGCATTGAGCTCAGGGCCAACGAATCGTCCGACAAACTGATGCGGCTGCTCATGTCTATCCACGACTACACAGTCGAGAACGAATTCTCCATCGGCGAGCTCAACCTATTCTCGGGGGACAATCGCGACGAGGTGAACCGCAAGGTGGTGGACTATCTAAAGAGCCTCGCCCATCAGTTACTGAACGAGCCCAACCGTCCAAAAGTCTCTCTTGGCGACGCCTTCCGCCTGCAGTTCCGCGTCAAGGAGAACGACAATGACACCCTCTGGGTGGAGCGTATCAACAATGTGGGGTCTGATGGTACAGACATTCTGGTGAAAGCGATGGTGAACATCATGCTCATCAATGTGTTCAAGAAAAAAGCGGCCAAGAAGAGCGGCGACTTTATCGTACATTGCATGATGGACGAGATAGGGCGATTGCATCCCAACAATATCAAAGGCATCTTGCAATTCGCCAATTCGCGAAACATCTATCTCATCAACAGTTCCCCCACGTCGTACAACCCCTACGACTACCGCTACACGTATCTGCTGAGCAAACAGGGTGTGAAAACGAGGGTGGAGAAACTGCTTAAACGGCTCAATTAAGTGTATCATTTATGGCAATAAGCGCGTCTATAAAAACCTTGCTGAAAGGCGAGCAAGTAGCTGGTTCGAAAATGAGCAGGCAGCTGACTGACGAACTGATGGCAGAGGGACTGCTATCCGTAGTGGCCCGTGGATCAAGAAAATCGTATCGGGCGCGAGACACAGAGGCTTTGAGAAGATATCTCATCGACAAGGACGAAAGCTACCGTGTGCTGGAAATCGACGTCTCCGACTCGCGTGCCTCGATGGCGAGAGATACGGGCAACTCCAAACTAGCGGCCGTCCGATCATGTCCAGGATTTCCCATAAACAGTTATGAACCTATTGCGTGTCGGCTGAACGGATCGCCATGGATGGTGGATCCTCAAGAAGGCAGTTTCCTGTATGTTGCGGACTGGAAGACATTCGTAATTCCAGAGGATGTCATTGTGGTGGGAATCGAAAATATGGAAAACTTCCGAAAGATTCGCCAACAGCGAGCCCTTTTCTCTTCCGAGCTGGGCCTCCATCGTCTTCTGTTCGTTTCCCGCTATCCACAATCCACAGACCTCCGTTCCTGGTTGTGCTCCATACCAAACCACTACATACATTTCGGAGATTTCGATCTGGCCGGCATAAACATTTTCCTCACGGAATTCCATGCCCACTTAGGAGAGCGTAGTTCATTCCTTATCCCAAAGGATATAGAACAGAGATTGGCCAATAATGGCACAGGACAAAGGTACAATGCGCAATACCAAAAATTCAAAAACCTAGCAACCCATATTCCTGCTCTTCAAAACCTCATTGATGCTATAAACAAATATCGTAGAGGATATGACCAAGAGGGATATATTAGCATTTGACACTATGCTGCCAATCAACACCTTTACAGGAACAGACTCCTTCACGAACCCTTGCGAAGTATTGTCCGTGTTGTAGTCTTAAAGTTATAACGTTTAACGTTTTTGTTTTGGCTTCTTTACTTTGACGTTTTCGAAAACGCATGCGCCTGTACCTGGGAAGAAAGTTTTATCTTGAACTTGCGCTGCCGCAGCGGCTCACACGGTATAGCGAACTACGCAAAAACGCCAAACGAATTGCCACAAAAACACCAAACAAAACACCGCAAAAACACCAAACAAAATGCCACAAAAACACCAAACGCCTTGCAGAGTCCGCAAGAAACCTGTATCTTTGCAGCATCATTATATAGCAAACAATATGGAATACCTCAAAAGGACAGCCGATGAGCATTTGAGCTTATTACATGAACCCGACTTGCTGATGGTTATCACAGGCAGAGAAATGGCACACTCGTCCGGATGGTGTCAAAATCATTCCGCTGGCTTGCTTGAAGGACAAACATGTGATGCAGTAAACCCCAACTTATCTAACCATATCTACATCTTATCTAAACTTAACTGTCGGACAAAAAGCTTTGATAAGCGAACCATACTTTTCATTTCTTTGTTGCTCATAAAACGAGCTTTTTCCGAAATGCGATGGAATTCTCCGTCTTTACCCATATTCCACTCTTGTACATGAACAGTACCAATCTTGAATGATCTGCCATTAGATTCGTTCGTATGATTGTGACTCCAGTCAAAATCAACACATATCTTGTGGTTGACAAACTTACGCATAATGCTTTTGGGCAAATATGAACGGCGAATCATACAGATTGAAAGAAACTAAGAAATTTAATAAGAAAATCAAATAATTTCGCAAATTATATTTGGCTGTTTAATAATTTATGAATACCTTTGTAAACGGTTTGAAGTAGTACACTTCGTAATTAGAAAGTGGTACACTTTTAAATTAGCCTATACGTTTCAAATTAGACTTTCAACACGATGGCCACATTAAGAGGTTACAAATGCACAAAGTGCGGATATGGAATTATAGCAGACGCAAAGGGCTACGAAGCCTTGATGTTTGGTACTAAATACTACTTCTTTTGTTCACACTGCAAGGAAATAGTAAAAGTTCCATTGCAAGAACAATATCCAGAATGTCCAATATGTGGGCGAATGGATGGACTTCGCACATGGAATCCGGTAGAAGGACATTGTCCCAAATGTGGCCATTCAAAATTGACAGAAACAGGAGAAATAATAATGGCAGACTAACAACCATTAAATGTAAAAAGCATGAAACCTAGAGATTTTTCGGCAACTCCCAATAATATCACAGAGTTGTCGCGTTGCGAAATATTTGTGTTTGGTAGTAACCTTAAAGGCTGTCATGCTGGTGGCACAGCACGTATCGCCATGGAAAAGTTCGGCGCAGAATGGGGTGTTGGTGTTGGCCCCACGGGTAGGTGTTATGCTATTCCAACCATGCAAGGTGGTGTGGAAACTATTGCACCTTACGTAAATAAGTTTCTCGAATACGCCAAAACACATCCGAATAACAGATTTTTGGTTACACGCATAGGTTGTGGCATTGCAGGATTTGATGATATGGAAATTGCACCGTTGTTTGAGGAAGCCGTGAACATTTCGAATATTGCACTACCAAAAACATGGTGGGATATTATTGGCAAAGAATGTGGTGTATGGCGTACAAGTCCATCATACCCAAAGTTTCCAAAAGTATGGACACTAAAAACTCTAAACAAGTACACTGCTCTACATAAATACGAAATAGGAGCTGGTATCAATACTTTCTTACCCGACCTGAAAGTCCGTTATGTAAAGGAACGTGGCGAGTTTGGCTATGCCAAATTTGGCGATTTCTTCTTTAATAGAGACCAAATGTATGTATGGGAAACAGACGACAAATATGCCGAAGAGCATAACGAAGCAGTTGTTAGCGAAGTTTTCCATGACGAATGCAAAGGCAGGGGATATGTATGTCAAAGGATTTATGCTGGTGTTGAAACCAATTTTCGAGACACCAACGGTGAGATAATATACACAGGCGACGTCATTGAAGTACAAGAGAAAAATGACAATACGCCATATTATCTGGCTTTAGGAGCTATGGCTGATGCTGATGGGAGCGGATTCTATGGCTTTATCCTCGACAATCATAGTTGGCGATTGGATGATTGCCTCAGACAACAGGTTCGTATTACGCGATTTGGCACAGTATATTATCAAATTGGCAAAAACGAAGTGGCGAGAGACGTCAATGAGCGTGTTATGGACTTCAATCTCGCAAGAGAATCAACGGAAGATCATAAGGTAAGAATGCTTATGACAAGATATACCCCAAACTTTGACCAGGAAAGATGGAAATATCAAGGATTGGAGATATTGGGCATAGAAGAATTTGATTGGAGACGACAAAATAACTAATGATATGGCAAATAAACATGGACAAAACGCACGACTTGGAGCTATTGGAGAAAGCTACGTGCAGATGAGACTCATGCAGAAAGGATGGGACGCATTTAATGCTAATAGCACTTACAACAATTATAAATTAGTGGACATTATATGTCTAAAACCCGAAGACGCAAAGATGTGGAAGCCACGTACTGCATTAATTCAGGTAAAGACAACAAAGTTAAAATCATTTCCTTTAGGATTTACAATAGACGAATGCTTAAACATTGATTTTCTTAAGGAACATGTCATCGGCCCGTGGGTTTTTATCGCCATAGATTCAGAGAATGACATATCAACATTCAGATGCTACGTACTCACTCGTAATCAGGTGATAGAACTGGCTCACAAAGCCCACTATTGGTACAAGAACATGTGGAAGAGAGAGAAAGACATAAAGGGCACTTCGGTAGCCGCCTTAAACGAAGAGTGGCTGTATGGCGAAATAAAGAAGTGCGAAGGTATGACACCCAAACATCCTGCATTTGTAAACCCACTGAAGGGAGCACAAACAAAAGAAGCATGGGAAAACATTTGGACTGAATAATAACCGACCAAAGTTTCCCACCCCCAATCGAGATCGAGTAGGAGGTAAACACTAATCATAGGTGTTTATCTCCTACTTTCGTGTTTACCGACCACTCACACCACCGTACATGCGGTTCCGCACACGGCGGTTCCTATTTTGGGTGCTATTCGAGATACGATCCCATTAAAATAGCGTACCCTGCTGCTGAAACCGGAGGATATCCGCCCAAAAAGGGGATATCCGTTCACTCTTCTGGCTCCTTAGCCTGTCGCCCCCGTTCTATTAACGTCTTAACGTTATAACGTTTAACGTTTTCGTAAACGCATACGCACGTGCCACAGCGGTCCACGGAAATTACAACTGCTCCTACATAAAAACAGAGGGTGTGTCAAAACTCTCTTATTCTTAAAAAATCACAAAGCCCTGACTTTCACAAGCCAGGGCTTTGCTATGTCTAAAAGTTGTTGTAACTTTAGACCATAGAAAAATTTAACTATGGCAAAGTTACACTTTCGTTCTTATACCACCAACCAAATGGTTCTTTTTCCGCAACGAATCGATGAAAATATTGCGGAAAACGACCCAGTACGCATCGTTTCCAGCATTGTGGACCATCTTGACATGAGTTCAGTCAACAAATTATACAACGGTATGGGCAGATGTCCGTATCATCCACGCATGATGCTCAAAGTCATCATCTATGCCTATATGAACAATATCTATTCATGTCGTAGGATAGAGCAATTGCTCCTGCGTGACATCCATTTCATCTGGCTGGCAGGATATGAAAAGCCGGACTTCATAACAATCAACCGTTTCCGCAACCGTCTGAAGGACGAGATCAATAACATATTCACACAGCTTGTGCTCGTTCTTGCAGAGAAGGGATTTGTGAGTCTCGACGTGGAGTATGTGGACGGTACGAAGATAGAGTCGAAGGCCAATAAGTATACGTTTGTTTGGCGTAAGACTGTCGAGCGTAACCGTGCCAGATTGATTGACAAGGTAAAGGCTCTGCTTGCCCAGGTTGACGACTGCATAGCACAAGACAATACCAAGACAGACGAAACGGTGGAATTCACCCCGTCACAACTTGCCGAGATATCCGCAGAACTTAATGCCTCGCTGTCTGACCCGCAAGTGGAAATGGACAAGGAAGAAAAGAAGAAGAGGCGCAAGTTAGCCAAGGAACTCAAGGAACGTAGCGAGAAACTGGCTGAATACAACCAACATCTTGAAACTCTCGGTGACCGCAACTCTTATTCAAAGACCGACAAGGATGCTACATTCATGCACATGAAGGAGGATGCTATAAACGACGGGCTGACAAAACCCGGGTACAATCTTCAGATTGCAACCGAGAACCAGTTCATCACCAACTTTGCATTGTTCCCCAACCCTACAGACACCCTTACCTACATCCCATTCATGGAGTCGTTCCGTGAGCGTTACGGACACTTTGCGTCAACGGAAGTGGCAGACTCTGGTTATGGCTCAGAGGAGAATTACGAGTTTATGGAGCTGAACGGCACCGCCGCCTATGTGAAATACAACCGCTTCCATATAGAGCACCGTCCGCAGTATGTACCGGATCCGTTCCGCTCGGAAAACTTCTATTACAACAAGAAGGAGGACTATTGCGTTTGTCCGATGGGACAACACATGACACGCACTGGAACCAGCCACAAGACAAGTGCGAGTGGATACGTCTCCAATAGGGCAACATATACAGCACAGAATTGTGAAGGATGTCCGCTACGTTGTCTGTGTTTCGATGCATCTGGGGACAGACGTGTGATAGACCGGAATCACAAACAGGAAGCTTACAGACAGAAAGCGAGTGAGCTGCTCACCTCAGAGGAAGGTTTAAGGCATAGAGGCAAAAGATGTATTGAGCCGGAAGCGGTTTTCGGACAAATTAAATACAACATGGCGTATCGTCGTTTTCGCCATATCTATAATCCGCAAAACGAAGCGTTTCTCCATTCCAGAACGAGCCGTGCAATATCTCAAAACGAAACGTACCGCCGAAACACCCCCTGTCCGCCCCTAAAAAATCGACCGGCTTACGCCGGTATTCATATATTGTAAGAACGGAGTTCGGACACCATCCAAACCCCGTTCCTTTCGTTTTGTCGCTTCGCTCCCGCTTTTTCGCGCTTCGCTTTCCGCTTATGCTTTCTCGACCAACGCCTTGTACGCAGCGACGCTTTGCGCCCTAACGATTTTACCGCGGAAGGCCAGGCGCGAGCCGACATGCGCGTTCGCACTCGAGGCATCGTAGCTCGCATGCGCAAACGAGACACCGCCATACGCGCTCGCATTGCTGCACCCGCGATAGACCACGCGGCCAGTAGAGGAGCCGAAATAGTACATATCAGAATAGTATGTGCTAGACGATCCGTTCATGGAGCCTACTGGTATTACGGCCATCAGTTTGCCGTGGGCCACCGAAGTAATCCAGTATCCACTATTCGTCGAGCCTTTAATCATCACTGTACTGCCATCTGGCATCCAAATACGCCATTTGCCTACATTGCCACTAGTATTCGGCAGATCAACATTGTCCATCATCTCATACTTATGGCCGAAGATGTCCTCGTAGCCCAGGCAGCAGATATTGTTCACCTGCGTCACCTTTGGCGCACCATATTCATCCACGCTCCTGTACCATGCGTATTGATGCACGCGTCCGTCGTCAATCAGACTACTCGTCACGTTCTCATTGATGCTATGCGCCTCCTCGAAGCCGATAGTGTCCTGCATGCCTCTCGAAGCCGTTCCGCCAGTCGTGCGCGTGTTGTTGTGCTGACCGGCGCCACACTGTTCCTGCATGTCTCGGCGGCCATACTTGGCGTAGGAAAGGTTCGCTATACGGAAGTGCATCAGCGCGTCAATCTGCTGCATGCCTCTCTGCACACTGTAGTAGTGGAAGTCCATCCACGTCATGCTCGCCGTGGTACTACCGCCAGTAATGCACGCGCGCAGTTTATTTCCGACAACGGAACTGCCGACCACAGCGCACAGGTGCTCGTCGCTGGCAAACCATTCTGGCTCCATGTCCTCTATCTTCATACTATTGCTCAGCACCACCTTGTCAAACTCTGCCGAGTTCAGTATCGAGAAGTGTAAAGCCGTAGCCCCATCGGGGACGTCAGACACCAGATACATTCCTGCCTCGAATCGATTGCCGAGCGTTGGGACGATGATATTCTTTACCACCTTACCCGCGTCATCCGTGAAAGCACTGCCCACTAGGCTCGTACCGGGCACACTCGGCCAACGTACCCGCTTGTGTTTTGAAACGTCCACCATACACACCGAGTACGAGCTATCCGTGCTATACGCCTCCTTCAGCGTCTCGCGGCCCGTCATCACCTTCTTGCCGTTAATATAGCCGCCAGGCAACGCCTTGATGTCATCCAGTGTCAAGACATCCACGACGGGTAACGACGGCATGTGATCCTTGTCATTCGAGCTGTAGCAACTGTAATTCTTGCTATTCAGAAAATCGTTAATGCCTTTGCACCAGAAGAAATTCTCCAGCATCATCCAGTCTCCCTCGGAGCCATCAAGCTTCGCAGCGCTGCCGTCCGCATATTTAGAACTGTCAGCATCATCTAATGGGAAATACGTCATCTCGCCGTCCAGATTATTCATGACCGTTTCCACACCCGCCATGTTCACCTTTCGGGTCGTGGCTTTCTTTGTCACCTTCGCAAGCACTCTGTGACGGTTCTTCAGAATTGTCGTTATATGCCCGCTTGCCTTATATGCGTTGCCGAATTTATAACCAGTGTTATTGTCGAGATTTGAGATATTCGCATCGTCCGCAACGCTCTCATCGCTCTCCAGCATAGTATATTCTGGCTGCACGATATTCAACTCGGGGAAGTGCGCACGCAGCGCGTCATACTCCTCGTCCGCCTGGTATTTTGTCAAACGGTACGTACCAACCAGCCGGCAGGTGTCCACGTTGCCGCCTTCCTCGTCCACGCCGCCCGTCCGCATCAGCGAACTCAGCAGACTGCCATCACCCTCCATGTCGATGCCCGTCACACGCAGATATTCGATGTTCGAGCAGCGTTCATATAGCGTTTGCCAGTCTATGCCAGGGCAACTGTCAACAACGAGCTTCGTCACATTGCTGGTTCCTTCAAGTCGCAGCCCGCTGTCCGTCAATTTCGGAAGGTATTCGAGGCGTAGCGTCGTCAAAGAAGCGGGCAACACGAGCTGCTCTATCGGCGCACCCTTGGCCACTGTCACGCTCTTCACATTGGTGCCACCAGCGTCGAGGCGGCGCAGCAGTGTATTCGTCGAGAAGTCAAGCGTTGTGGAGTCCTGGCGATTGCTCCTCGCCATCGTCTGCCCGTGGAGACTCACCTCCTGCAGCTGACGGCATCCCTGTGTCACCAACCACCAAGTGGTCGTAGAGGGTTGACCACCAGCCTTCACGCTGATGTCGAGCCGACGCATCATCTTACAGTTCCCCAATTCCAGTCCGTTGAGTAGATGGCTTGCGGCATCCGTCAAGTCGAGTTCCAGAATCTTGGATGCGCCGAACAAGAGCATCGGATCGTTCAGTGCACGCTTGCCCGTCACCGAGAGCGTACCAGTCTCACCCCTGAGCAATCTTCCCGTCTCCCCCTCCATATAATCCTTACCGGAAAGACCGTAAGCATAGTAGTACTCATCACCCGAGACAATGCGCATCACGTCTGCCGGGTCCGACACCTCGCGGGCCATATAGAAGCCTGCCGAGTCGGCACGGTAGGTGCTTACGCCATACTTCGCGTCAAGCAATGCGAAGCGGTTGGTAATGAAGTGGTCAAGCTGCATCTCGCGGGTGCCGCTCAGCGCGTACATATAATAGTACTTGTTCCCATCAGTCGTCACACCATTCTCCGTCACTCTCACACCCTTCGTTTCCGGCTTGATGTACTTCATCTCGCCAGACTTGTTATATTCGCGTGCGGACCAGTTATTCTGAATAGTCTCGAATGTACCCTTCACCTTCTGATTCGTCATCACGCGACGCAGCTCTTCTGCCATTGCCTTGATTTCCTCCTCGAAGTTGGCGAGGAGCAGACACCAGAACCATGAGTCATGTCCCTCGAACACCCATTTCTTTTTCTCCGCATCCCACGAGTCTCTCATGATATTGTAGCCGTATGCAAGAAGCGAGTCATTGCGCTTGCCATAACTCGTGTCGCCATCATAGTAGATGTACCACCAGATCTCACCGTCCCAGGTACATTGTATTGTATTCTTAACAAACTGGTCCACATTGCCGCCATAAATCATAAAGAGGTAATAGCACGTCGTATTCCTGACATCCCTGTGCAAGGACAATTCCTCCTTGAACTTCTCCGACTTCCATGTCGATAGGTCCCGGCACGTCATGTCTGCGCCAGCTGGTACGCACGATTTTACCCAACTCCACAGTTTCTTGACCGCGCCCTTCTGATAGTCCGAAGCGTTCTTTTCACCAGCCGCCTCGTCAGCACCGCTCCATAGCGTGTCCTTCGGGTAGTTGAACTCAAGCGAACTTTCAAACTCCGCGTCCAGCTGAGCGTCGAGGTCGTCATCCACTTGGAAGTTGCATAGTTTCTTGCCGTTGTCAAGGGATTCAATGGCGATATGCTTTTCCTTGTCCGTCAGTCCCATCACGTCGTACCAGTCACTTTTGTCGTTGTTCATCTGGTACTGTCCGTAGTATGTGGGATTGGAATCGTCGGCGCTCGTAGTGGCAAAGATGTCGCAGGGATATCCGTATATGGCAGTGCGTATCGTCGGGTCTTGCCGCTGCGGAGGTGTGGGCGAAATCTCCTTCATCACGTCGTTGAACACTATCGCAATGCCTGTGTTCGTCTTCATCGACGAGTCCGAGAAGTCCGCTTTGGCGCAGCTTACCTTGCACGGCTTCGTGTCTCCCTTGAACAATGGCAGCTTGTTCACCTCCTGCTTCACGCCATTGATCCACATCTCGGGCTTCAGGCCTGCCTTCATGCACTTCATCCAGTAGAAACGGTAGTTCTTCACCGGGTACTTCGTGGAAGATGTTCCCTGAATGCGCATGATGATGTTCGTGAAGCGTATCACGTCGCCCCACGGCGTGTATATCACGAGCTCGTCAACATGGAAGTTCTGCTTCTTGTTCTTGCAGGCATTCACGTCGTCAAGGCCTCTTCCAGAGTCCTCCGTGCGCACAATCTTGACTACGCACTTCCCCTTGGCGACGATTTTGTCCAGATCGATCTCGCCCGTCTCAGGATTGATTACGTTATTGAAAGAAAAACGCTTCGCCATCTCTTCCGGTGTGTCGCTGCCTACAGTGTGGTTGTCCACTACCTCGTCATCGGTTAGGGGGCGGGAATAGGCATACACCTTATGCACACGCACGTCAGCACCATCTGAGCTGATGGTGATACCTTGCGGAGTGTCCTGCTTAAAGTTGTCGTCTTCCTGGTAGCACATGGCCGACACACGGTCGCCATTCATGTATAACTCCATGAGTGACCCGTCGGAACGCTTCCCAACATTGAAGGCGAAGCGCACACGCTTGCTCTCGGCGTAGTTCTGCTTCACGCCAACTGGTGTTTTTGTCACTATCGGCAGGCCTGTGTCTGGGTCCTTGTTCTCCTCGTCCGTCTGGTCCTTGGTCGATCCGCTGTAAAGCATGGCACTGTCAGCAGTGATACGGAAACCCTTCGCGTCATTCTCCATACAGTCCACGATGACAGATTTCCGGTCAGACACATTGCTCACCTCCATGTCTATCTCGACGGACATGCCGCCTCGCTTCACGTCCGAGACGAAAGGCTTGAAATCTATCGTCGCCTTCGCCCCGTTCTTCAAAACCAGTGTCTCTCCATCCCAGCCGCTGGTCTGCCAGTCAACGCCCTCGAACGTCGTGCCGTACTCTCCGTGGGTCCACTGCTCCCTTGCCTCCGGGCTCTCGGAATTCGAGCGGCCCGCGGCATTCAACTTCAGCTCCAGGCCCTGCGTGGCCTCGCCTATGTCCAGACCGCTCGGTTCTACGTTCACGACGGCTTGCAGCGCAGCCTGGCCGCATTCCAGCCTCAGTCTCGTCTCACCCTGCTCCATGAAACGCTCCACATACGTCTGTCGGACTCTTCCCACGCTGTAAATTTTCGTTGTCTGCTTGTCAGAAGAAGCCTGGGTCTCCGTCACTATTGCCGGAACACTTGCCGGATTGTAGGCTGCATAATCAAACTCCAGCGTCCCGTACTGACGTGCCGACAGACGTGCCGTCAGAGGCATTTCGCCAAGCACCACCTCTCCGCTCTTGCTGGCATACTTCATGCCTACCCATGCGCGCTGGCCGCCACCCTTCAGGAAGTCTATCCATATCGCATCCGATTTGATGCCGTCTCGCTCGGCGACCATTTGCACCGTGTGCCGCCCGGCTGACAGAGAGCTTGCCGGTATCACGAACGAATCTCGGGTCGTTCCTGCCTTGCTCACGTCTTTCGTCGTCGGGGTAGAACTGCCATCTAAATACATTGACACCGTTCTGTGTCCCGAGCCGGTCAGGGTAAACGGAATATTGATGGTGTCACCGTTTTGGTATCCACCTTTCTGCAGCGCTGTGCCCATATCGTAGTCCGATGTCAGTTTGACGCCCACCACCGTCACCTTTGCGTACGCCTGCTTGCTCTGTCTCTCACCCTCTGCGCTCGTGCATTCCGCCGCCACATATACATCCACGTTTCCCGCAACTGACATATAAGCAGAGAGGTCTGCCGTGTACGTGCCTCTCGAAACGTTGCGCAGTTCCTGCGTCCACAACGTGGTGGTACCGAGCTTCACGGTGATTTTCACCGTCGCGTTGACGCCATCGCTATTTCCCTCTGAGTTCACGTGGTCGTATGTCCAGGTCAGCAGCGCAGAGCCGCCCTCTTTCACAAGCTCCGGAGTCACATTTGCTGTCACCACGATACGGCTTGCCGACGATGTGCCACCACCGCCGCCACCCGCAGGTAGCTTGGCAGGCGCGCCTATCGCCACACCCTTCATGTCGTAGGCATACAGATAGTTGTCATCACCATCAGGAACGACCTCTATCGAGCCGAGCGTATGCGCCTCCAGCTCGCTCAGTTTCGCGGCCACGACGCCGTTCTGTATGGCGTTCGTGCTTTCCGAATCGAGACTCGCGTCCACCTCCGGAACCTCCACGGCCAGGCTTATGTCGCCTGCATCGTTCGGATCATGCTTCACCCCATTCAGCGTCACGCTCTTTACCTTGCCGCCACCACTGGAGTCGCCCCAGCTCTCAGGGTTCTCCCACGAGTCGAGACTCGTGCCAACAAACTGACTCGTCTCCCATTTGCCATTGGACGATTCGAATGTGACGCACCGCCCCTTCGCTCGCAGCTTCACCGCCACGGCCTTGATGGCCGTCTCCAAGGTATAGAAGCCGCTCTCCAACGGTACCTCTGTTGTCACGTTGTAGGTATTGCCGCCGCCATGGCCGCCCGTCTCTACCAAGGTATCCTCCTCCGAGCTCCACACATAGGGCACGTCCTCCAGCAGATACACCTTGTCCTTCAGTATCTCCGTTCGGTCGGCGTTCATGAACAAGTCGGCGCCGCCCCAGTTGTTGACATAGTTCGCTCCGGTTTTCCCGACGAAAGATTTGCGCGATATGTCGAAGTACACGCCGTCAACCGTCACCACGGACATCTGCGCCAGCGTCACGTTATCCACGAAACCATCAAACCGTGCCGTGACGCCATTCCTTGCATGGGTGGCCAGTTCGTGATAGCCTGCCTCCACCGCCTCGGCACGCTCTGCCGCAGCATCCGCCGCGTTGGCGGACTTTTCTGCCTTGCCCGCAGCTTCCGTGGCGAGTTCTGCGGCTGACTGGGCAGAGGATGTGGCCGCCTCGGCCTTCGCGGCTGCATCCGTAGCCTTCTGTGCCGCTGCATCCGTCTTGGCCTTTGCTTCCTGCGTGGCCGCCTCGGATCTCCCTATGGCTTCCTTTACCGCGCTATCGGCCTTGGCAATGGCGTCCTGCGTGGCCACCTCTGCCTTGGCCGCTGCATCCGTAGCTGGCTTGGAGAGAAGATTCACGGGCGCACTTACAAGCCGACTTCCCTTCATGGTAGGAAGGCTTTGCACGCCATCGAGGGTATCGACTACTTCGAGCTCGCTGACGTCCTGCGATTCCGCCTGTATATCGGCGAGAACGGCTTTCTTAATCTCGTCTTTTTCCTCTGTTGTCATATATTCTTAGTTTAGTTTAAAACACTTGGATTTAACACTGATTTCGCATAAACATACTTTAAGTCTGCGTCCGTAGCCAACTCAAAGTCGGATGTGTTGAGTATTGTCCACGAACATCCGTCTGCACCTGGCTGAACAAATGCCTTCAAACGGACACGGCAGAAGTTACCGCCCAACTTGACGCTCGTAATGTGCGTGTTGCGGTAAAGGAGACATTGGGTTGGATCATTGTTTGACGGTATGGTAATGAACGTATCTGTGGCGGTAGCGTTAATAACGTCACACTCTACTCCGTCGATTTCCTTGTATGCGGGCAGGACAAGGCCGGCCTCGGCCCGCTTGGTGTCACTTACCATCACGTTCATTCCCGTATCAACTGACGGCCATTGCGTTTGAGCAGCGCCCACGTTATTGTATGGCGAACCGATTGCGCCAATAAACTTACCACTGTTTGCGACGACCGTTCCTTCATACTGGCCGTTCTTGGCAACCATGTTTCCCTCTTTGTCAATTTTGAAGTTGCCGTTTATGGTCGCATAGCCTTCCAGTTGTATATTATCGGCAAACAGTTTGATGCTTGACTTACCGTCCTCTCCCTTCACCTCAACCCCTATGAGGGCAAACTTGCCATCACTACCCTGCGAATAGATGCCGACGCCAGTAGGCTTCACCATAATGCCGCTATCAGCCAAGACATTTCCGTCCTTGTCAAAATTCTGTGCAGCAATATTGATTAGCTTGTCACTCTGCTCAAAGAGCGTGCGATACTTATAAATGAGGCTATCCACCTTGTCCGTGCTTAGGACAAGCATATACAGATAGATTTCGCCCGTGAATGACAACTTGAAGTCGCCCGTTCCGTTCCAAAGTCCTTCGCAGGTGAATTGCTGGTAGCCATCCGTCACGCCGACCTCCTGCTCAATGTTGAACGATTCGAAATCGGCAAATCCCGTCTTATCCACACCCTCAAAGGTGACAGTGAGTTTTCCAGCAGTAGCGCATCGGTAGAAGAAGGCAAGGTACACTGGTTGCGCCTTCTTCGTTCCGTCCGCATTCGTTGGCATGTCGGGGTTCTTTGCGAGATTCTTATTCTTCTGGCAGATGTACTTATTCTTGATGTGTACGACCGTGCGGCCCATGTCCTTGACAACAATGGCGCTATCGCCACGCTTGGAGAGCACGTTATTGTTCGCATATATCCATTTGTTACCAACGAGGAAGAATACCGTCTCGTTCTGTGTGCCCCATTTATCAAAGCCTTCTTTGAATGATGGATTGCTAAGAGGTCTTGGCGCACACCCTCCACCGCACTCTCTATCTTCCCCTCAGTCGCCTCGAAGCGTGTCTTCACGTCCTCGCCCGTCTCCAGCAGGAACGTGCCTTTCAAGAAGGCGTTGTCGCAATACAGTCCGTTGCCACGAGGCTGCTTCGCCGAGGGGAACCAGCTGTCTATGATTCCATCCAGATTGCCCAGACGCGCTCGCAGAGCTCCGGAGAAGTTTTTGGCCTTCACGCCCCCCAAAACGTCAATGCGGGGCATGCCGTCCTCGGTGGCTGCGATGAGTGCCAGGTTCTGACGCTTCTGGTTCACCGTGTTGCCCATCAGTACACACTCGTCACCTACCTCTGGAACAGACGAGGCGAATTCGCTCTTCGCAACGATCACGGTATCTCCCGTGGCGCTGCTCACCTCCACCCAGTAGCTTTTCAAACCGCCACCCGTGAAGGTCTGGCAGCGCATCAAGTCGTGGGCTGCGAAGGTGTTCTCCTGCTCAAAGCTGATGACATAATCCTCGCCTGCCTCTTCCACCGCCTTGATTTTTCCATTGGCAGCGCTCACGCAGATCTGGCCTCCAACACTGCGCACCTTGTTGATCAGGAGCTCGAAGATGGACATCGTCTGCCGAACTGTCAGTCTGTCCAATGTCAGGCACGATAGCCCTCCGTCAATCCACAGCTTATGTCCGGACCCCTCAAAGCCGTCCACGAAATCCGGGCTGGCCATGAATCCGCGCAGGATCAAAGACTCAAAAGTGACACCGTCCCCCGTGCGCACGGGCTGGTCCATATAGTTGCCGAACTCATGGCGTGCCCACTGCGCCGCGTTGTCCGCCTCCTTCGCATGGTCTGCCTCGATGGCGTGGGCGGCCTCGTCGGAAGAAACGGCATGGTCGCTTTCCTTCGCATGCCTTGCCTCCATGGCCAGGTCAGCCACGTCTGCCCTCGCAGCGTGGGCGGCCTCTTTCACGCCCGAACCCCAGGAACCACTGGAAGTAGCCTGTCCGTCCCGTGGCTTCTTGATAATCTTCACGTCTATCATTGCTCAATCTCCTTTAGTGTCATTTCTGCAGATCCGTCCTCCAAGTTACGGCTCATGGCTTGTACGAAGAAGGTTTTGTTCATCGCAGGATGGCGGTAGTGTGCGAACAGGCTCACGACACCACCGTCCGTATCCGTCAGGCGCTGCGTCATCACCACCCTCGGTGCGTGCCACTCCTTATAGTAATCATCCACATATAGCTGCTCGGGCTTCGCGCTCTCACCCCTCGCATGATCATACACAGTCGATAGTCCCTCGCCCGTCACCGTGTTCAACGGCGTGCTCATCTTCACGCTGTCTGTCACGCCAAGCCGTCGGCACTCCGCTGCCGTCAGCGACGAGTTCAGCCGCATCTCCACCTCTTTCACGTTCACGAAACTCTCCTTCGTGTCGCTCATGTAGATAAGGTCGTTGTCTCCGCCGTTGTTCACCATTCCGTTGTCGCTGTATATCTTCACCTCGAATGCCTCCACCATGATACTGCTAACATGTGCCAACAACGGTATTGCCGTGCTGGTCCATTTCGTATGACGGAACCATGTCCGGTGCCGTCGTGTCACCACATCCCACAACGTATTGACCGGGCCTAGTATCATGAAGCGCACCTGTCCGCTCACGCCGTCCGCCTTCCTCACAGGGATGGCTATGCCTTCTGCGTCGATGCCAAGTCTATAACTCACATTGTTTTGCAAGTCAAACTTAGAACCTACTATTTTGTCGCCGATCTTCGGATCAAAGCCAATCGTGAAGCATTGCTGGTAGTACTCGTCCTCGTCCGCACACTGCTCCAGCGTCTTGTATTTGCGCCACTCGAAGTCCGTAACCTGACCCTGCGTGCCCTTCTCCACCACACACTTGTCACCGACAATCAGCATGCACGCCAACACAGCCACCTTCGACACGTGGTCCTCGCCGTCACCGATGGCGCTGTACTTGAATTCACAGAGCTGCGGTCCACCGTCGGTAAAGGGAACCAGGCCGTGTGTAGTCGCCTGGTCCCATATCGGCTCATCCCCAGGCTGCACGGCCTTCCACCACCGCTGCGTGTAGTAGCGTCCGTCACCGTTATTGCGGCTTGGAACCGTCGCACCCTTCCATTGGTTAATGCCGTCGTAAATCGGACTGTGAATGCTCCCCGGAGACGGCTTGTAGGTACGAATCGCCTCATACGTGTCGGTCAGCCCCATTACGGGATTCAGGACCAGGCTTCCGCTTAGAACGATATAATTCGTCGTCTCATCGTCGGAAGGGGAAAACACGCCGCCGCTCAGCTGCCCGCTATAGACCGCCATTGGCATGCCAGCCTTCAGCGAGGCTGCGTTCGGGTAAGCACGCTCCTCTCCATCTTCGCAGTTGCCATTGACGCTTACCACCAGATAGTTCGTCATGGCGATTTTCGCAGTTGGCGAGTTGTCTTTGCCATCCGTCTTCCGCTCTTCCTTGCCAAAGGAGAGCAGGGCGGCACCAGGAGCCTTCGCCAGTGCGTTGGGCAAGTCCTGTTGGTTGCGTCCGTCGCTGCAATACGCTGCCCACAGATCAGCGACATCGCCTTTGCCACCTGGAAAGACCCACCCGTTGTTCTGCTTCACCTGCACATACCAATCAGTCACGCAGCCGCCCGCATACGTCGTGGACCGGTCGTGCGTCATCGCATCAAACGCCTCGATGGCCGACTTGCCGGAACCGTCACTGCTATACTCCGTCATATACTTCTGCCTGTTACTGTACGGGCTAGACAACAGGTCTTCGTCAAGCGGGCTCTCTATCAGGCGCTCCATACGCTCCACACGGCATGTCAGCATGATTTTGTTGTACACCTCGCCGACGGATATTGTCGTACCCGTGTCAGTTACCATACCCGTCACGATATCCGTTGTCTGCCGATCCGTTGTCAACTCCGCACCTGTCAGCAGGTCGCACCAATGGATATGTCCGTTGTCCTTCAGGCTTTGCCAAGAGAACAAGTAGAACACGATCCCATCCTGCACGATATGGAGGTTCAGGTATCTCAGCATCTCCTCCAGCACCTCATCCTGCTGCCACACGTCGTCCTCCTCGCTGCCCAGAAATAGCAGTTCGTTCACCGATAATTGGCTGAATATAGCATAACGGTTGGCCGTGGTGCCGTCCACCGCCTTGCTCCCGTCGTACAGGTAGAGCGTGGCATGGTTGCCAACAATGTCAAGTCCAGCCGCCACGCCGCCCACTATCTCTTTCAGCAGCGCGAGAAACGTGCGTTGTTCCGCTGACGCCTTCACCACATTGTACAACACGCCAAGCGAGCCCACGTCACGGTATCTGGCGTAACGCAGGGCAGTCAGCGCATCGATGCAGCTCAGCTCGATCTCGTCATATTCCTCATTGTACCCTTGCGAATAGCTCTGCGGCTCGACGTATCCTGCGAAGAGGCATTTGCCCTCCCGGTAGATATTCACTACGGCATCACGGCAGGAGGCACAGAAGAGCTCGGGCATGAAGTTCCTTACCAGCAGCCTTACCGTCGCCTGCTGGCAGAGCAAATGGTCAAACGTGTCGTTCACCTGGCTTGTCAGCTCTACTGGATCGTCAGTGAACGATAGCTCCCCGTTTTTCTCGCCGATAATGGTTTCCTTTGACTTGTCGGCTCGCGTCAGGATATGCACCTCGATGCGCTCCTCCTGCTCATTATAGAAATGTCCGTGCAGATACATGTCCCTATATTTTGATATTCGTTCCTTTTCTATTGATTCGGGTCTCGTTGGCAAGCACTGCCACAAGGTCTCTGCCTTTCACCTTCAGTTCATATATACCACCACCGCCACCACCGTTGTTACCTATCAGCGACTTCAGTTTGTTCAGTGGTGCTATCACCTCCGGATTGCTTTTCGCTCCGGCATACTCGCCCATCAGCGCCAGGGTCGGCCCATACACGATACCACCATTGGCGAATGGCGTCACGGCCACCGATGCCACCAGGCCCTGCATCAAACTGATGAAGCCAGCCGCGATGCCCGCTCCGGCAAACGGGATATAGGCGTGCGCCGCCATGAACTTTGAAGCAGCAAGTTCGCGGTACGCCATTGCCTCTGCCTTTACTGCCGCCATCGTAGCTACCGATGCCGCCACCTCTTCAGGGGCTGCCGCTACTTTTGCTGTAGCTGCCGTGGCAGCTGCCACTCCACTTGCAGCGGTCACAGTGTTGGAGACACTAGTCACGGCGGTCAAGGTCTGAATAATTGAGATAATGCTGTTGATGCCCTCATATATCTGAATGGCAGCGTCGACAACACCTGTTATTGTGGACCATGCATCACGGTTGCCTTGCAGCGCATCGGTGATCGAGGAGACACCATTGCCCACACCCTTGACCGTGCTCCACGACTTGCCTAACGTGACATCGCTTTTGCGGATGCGCTTCTCGTAATCCTCGTAACTGCCGATGAGCTTCTGTATAGAGGCTCGCTGCGACTCGTCCATAGGACTTTTCGTGTCAGCCAACATATCCTGGAGTTCCTTGATGCGTTTCTTCACACCATCAAGCCCAATGGCTTTTAGCTCAAGGGTAAGCGGCTTGCCCTCCATACTGTCGAGTTTCATCACTTCCTCCTCCATCTCGGGGATACGTGCGAGCTGCTTCATGGAATCGCGCTTCTTCTCCAACTCCAGCACCGTGCGCTGGATGCCATCTATCTCCGATGCGCTGGCTTTTTTCTGCTTTGCCTGATAATAACTGACGGCATCGTCCAGCGACTCCATGGTGTTCTGGCGCGAGATATCCTCGGGTGCCTTCAGTTCATCAAGTGTCTCATCCCACCTTTTCTTCAGTTCGTCCAAGGCGTTGATCTGTTTCTGGATCTCCACGCGCTCCGTCGCAGTGGCGGTTTTCAGCAGGTCGGCATAATGCTGCAACTCGCCTTCGAGTTGTCGATAGGTCTGGATCTTCTCAATAGGGATGCTGACGTGGGTGTTGAGCTCAAACGCATTCTTCAACTCTTCAAGAGCGTCAATCTGCTTCTGAATCTCCACGCGCTCCGTTGCAGTGGCAGTCTTCAACAGACTGGCATAATACTGCAACTCGCCTTCGAGTTGCTGGTAGGTCTGTATCTTCTCGATACGAATACCGACGTGTGCATTGCGTTCAAACGCCGTTTTAAGGTCGTTCAAACGCTGTATCTCCATACCAATCGCCGCAAGCTCACAGGCAGACGCTCTCTCACGGAGCCCCTGCTGGTAGGACAACTCTGCGTCAATGTCCTTCAAGGTTCTCAGCTCGCCGGGGCGGCTGGCCGCCTCCTGCAAGTGCGTGATGGCATCCTGCTGCTTTCGAAGGGCAGTGATTTTCCTTGAATATAGCGCAATGGCCGCGGCGTCTGTTCCATTAGCGGTTTCCAGCTTGTTTTGGTAATACTGTATGTTGTTACCAATCTCTTTGTAACTCCGAGCGTTGGCAATGAGGTTTTTGCCGCTGAATCTATCCTTGGCCCCCGTCTTGCCATCGCCGCTTCCACTATCAGTAGCCGGGGCGTTCAGTTTCTTGTTCCTGGCCAAGGCTGTCTTTGCATTCTTGGTCTTGGCCTTGGTATTCGCATCCGTAGCCTTGGTATTCGCATTCAGATCTGCCGTCTCTTGAGCGATACCATTATCCTTGATGCCAAAAAATGTCTTCACCCACTCCCAGGCCTTCTTGATTACCTCGCTTGCCTTCTCAAATGCCTTGACGAGATAGTCCCACACGGCACCGGCCAATTTCTTCACTGTGGACCAGAGTGCGTCGCAGTTCTTCCGGAAGCGCTCATTGTTTTTATATGCGGCCACCAGCATGCCCACCAGCACCGACACTGCCATCACGACGACACCGATGGGGTTGGCGCTGAGAACCAGGTTAAGGGCGACTTGTGTGGCTTTCCAAATACTAGAGGCGACTGCCACCGCTTTGGAGGCGGCCGCCTGCGCGAGCGTGGCCACCTTCATGGCTTTCAGCCCGGCCACCATGGTCTTGACCCCGTGGCTGAGCTGCACAATACCCATCAGTGCGGTACCACTATTGGCTATCCATTCCACATACGGGCCGGAACTGCTGGCCAGGGCGCCGGCCCAGTCCATCAGGGCGTGCATCTGGTTGGCAAGAACCATCCGCAGGCTCTCCCCGGTCGATGACATGTTGTCAAAAGCCTCGTCCATCTCGCCAGCCGAGTCCGCCATCGCACCGATGTTCTGCGAGAACTTCTCTTTTTGCTCGCCAGTCAGCGAGCCAAGCAGACGCATGGCCTCGGCACTTCCGAAGAGCTGGCCGTAGATTGTCTGGCTGAGTTGCCCAGTCTTGGCGGCATATTCCTGGATACTCGCGTCGAGACCCAACAGAAAGTTCTCCAGTCCACCGGCGGCCTGGATGCTCGCCGCATTAAAGCCGATCCCCATCTCGTTGGCGGCCTTGGTCGCCTCGGCAGATGGTTTGATAAGGGAATTGAGCACCGCCGCCAGCTGGGTGGAGACTTCCGCCGTGTTACCAGTCACGCCTGTCGTGGTGGCAAACACCGCCATCAACTCGTCCATGGAGACACCGAGCTGCGATGCGCTACCGCTGACAAGGGGCAGTGCCTGGGCCAACTGCTCAAAACTGGTCACACCGTTTTTGGCAGTCATCTGTATCTTGTCTTGGATGTTTCCCGCCTGATCCCATTCCAAGCCGTAGTTCTTGATAAGCGTCGAGGTGACGGTTACGGTCTCGCCCAGGTCGGCGATGCCCCCCACCGCACTGCGGCTCGACTTGTTGAGAAACTCAATCCAGTTATCCTCGGGAACGCCATTGGAAATCACTTGGTACAAGCCATTGGCCAGCTCCTCCCTGGCAAGCGGTATATTCTTGCTCAGTTCCACCACCTGCTGGGTGAGCGCGTCAAACTCCGCACCGCTCTTGCCTGCCATCGTGTTGGCACTGCGCATGGCCGTCTCGAAGCTCTCGAAAGGCCCGGCAAGTCCGTTCACCATGTCACCAAGCTCGCGGATCGAGCGTACCGCCGCGTCAAGGACGAGGCTCTTCTCTGCCATCTCACGGAGATGGTTGCCCGTGGAGACGGCCGTAGCGCCGACCTCGTCAAGGACCTTGTCAAGACCTTCCGCTTCCACGGTCAGCTGCTGGAACACGCCACCATCATTGCTCTTGATCTTGATTTGAAATTCTACTGCCTTTGCCATGTTATCCTTATTTTAACCCGAAACGCTGCTTGGCGGCCTCGAATCGGGCGTTGAATTCCTCCTTGCTTACCTCCTCACGCTCCTCGGGGGGCTGTTCATCGTCCCATGGCAGCGGTAGGATTTCATGCGGGCGGAGAGTACCTTTCGCATAGGGCTGAAGGACGAAGAGCGCTGATACGCGCGTGCGTTCCCAAGCACTGCGCTCCGCATCACGCCTGATTTCCGCCCATCGCTCCCAAGCCTTGTAAAACTCAGACGGGGTGCATCGCTCAAAGTCCTCCCTACTCATCCCGATACACCCCATCGCAACGCCGAGCAAATCCTCGACGCTTACTTCGTCGTCTCCTGTTGCGGAGGCGTTTTTTTTTCGCTATCCATGGATGCGTAAAAAGAGTTCACCGTGTCGGGTTCCAGAAGGTCGGCAAAGGTCTCGAAGTCGTAGGTAAACGCTACCTTGTCGGCGTTGCACGCGCTCTTCACACAGCAATACACGAACTGCATCAGCTCGGAGATATCACCCTTTTCCAGCCGGCTCACGTCCTTGCCAGTCTCGTTCTTGAAGCGGACCATGGCACCCATGGTCACACGGCAGGGATATTCCTTGTCGCCCAGTTTGATTTTCACTACATTCATAAGCCTATACTGTGCCAGCCGCTTCGGTGATGCCCGTGCCCACCTTCTCCACCTTGCCGCAGTTCTGCAGCGTAATCGAATACTTCGCATCATCGCCAGCCTGGGCGTCGAGGTCCAGGGAGGTGATCAGATACTTGCCCTGGTAGCCGCCAGCGGCCTTTCCAGTGCGCTTGTCACCATCGCGCAGGTTGTAAGCCGCATCCACGGGTTCACCCTTCAGCATGGCGTCCTTCACCTGGTCATACGACGGAACCTCATCGGTGCCATCCGTCAGCACCACGCCGTTGGCGGAAATCTGCTCTGAGAAACTCTTCACATACGATTCCTTCCACTTGCCACCGGATGCCTCTTTCGTCACGCGCTCGCCAGTTTCGGCCGAGGTGGAAACTTTGCAGCCTGTCGAAAACCCGAGGGCGTTCCCACCCATGGACAGAATCAAGTCCGTGCCGTCCAATACACTTTTTGCCATATCTTTCTTGTTATGATTGTTAATACTATGCCAGCCAAGATGCCAGCTATAAAAACACTCCAAACGGGCCAAGTCTTCCAGGATCTCAACCGCTCCTCCTTCAGTATCTCGCTGCTACTGCGCAGGTGCGAGTTGGCCACGCTCAGCCGCTCGTTCTCGGCCTCGTAATAGGCACACAGGCGCGACAGACTGTCACAACCGCTCTCTATCAGCAGCGTCGGCATGCCGCCCTTTTGTCCTTTCCGCACGATGGCCTTCACGTGGGCACGTCCGGAGCTCGCCACATACGACGCACCCTCAGGCAGATGCCACAGGGTCGTGTCAAGTGCTATCGCCAGCCGGGCCGTGTCCGCGGCCACCGGCTCCGTCCAAAACGTCTGCCGCACCGTCCTCACGTCCCTTGACACGCTGTCCCTTGCCTCCGCGCTTGCCGCTTGCCTTTCGGCGCTCGTCACTTTCCGCGTCGAGCTGCAGCTCGCTGCTGACAGGGCAATTGCCACTGTGAGGGCAGCGCTGAATAGCCTGAATAGCCCTCGTGAGGCGGTTGAGCGCATAGCGTATCTGTTTGTTCTCGGCGCCCAGCCCCTCCATTGCTTTCGTACTTTCATCTACTTTCTTCTGCGTCGCGAGCAGCTCACGGCTGATATCCTCGTACATCAATTTGTATGTGTCATGCACGCTCTTCGCCGACTGAGCCGACTTCACCTTGCGGTTCGCGACCCAAGCGATGGCGGCACCTATGCCGCCCGAGGGTATAGCCCATTGCAGGATCTGCATGATAGTCTCCGCCATCCCTTGTCTGATCTTTTGGTTATTTTGTCGTACTTACTGTCTGATACCGATGCTGCGTAGCCATGCCTGCACGTCAAAGCTGGGACACGCCTTGCTCACGCCGGGCAGCTCACCATGGCCAACGATACGGACCTGGGGGAAACGCTTGTGAAAGCGTCGCACATAGTCCGCCATCGACCGAAGCTGGGCGGCCGTGCGGGTGTCCTTCGCCGTCTTGCCGTCCTTGGCCAGGCCACCGGCATACACCACGTGGCGGCTCACGCTGTTGTACCCACGCGCACCGTTCGTCACCTCCCAGGGGTCCACCTCGGCATCCTCGTTGTTGCCAACGAGCCGCTCCACGGTGCCGTCCAGACGAATCAGGTCCGTATAGCCCACTTGCTTCCAGCCACGGCCGCCATTGGCGACGGGAGCCGTGTGCCAGAGGCGGATGTCCGCCCCCGTCACCTCGCGCCCCTCGGGAGTCGCCGTACAGTGAAGCACCAGATACTTCATCCTCGCCATGGTTACACAGCCTTGTAGCCACTCATCACCACGACACCGGCATCCTCCTTCTTTGGCATACAGATGAAGCGGTGGCGGAAGTTGATTTTGTTGCGCTGATACTCCGGGTCGTTCTCTGCAGGCGCCCAGTACATCTTCGTCGAGCCGGTGGCCTTGAACACGCGGGCCGTATAGAAAGCGAACGAAGCCTGGAACTCTCCTGCCACTGCCGCCGTGCCAAGGTCCTTCTTCGTGCCAGCCTGGGTATAGATGGGATTGTTGGCAAACTCGTAGATGTCGAACCCGTACAAGCGTCCGACAGTCCCGTCGTTACGGTTGATGTTGTACTGTTCGCGGAATGTCTGCTCAATCTCCAGAAGGTCGTTGATGTGGTCCGAGCACAACACAAGCCGGCGACCCTGGGATGGCACTTTCAGAGCGTCCATCTGGCGCTTCGCGCTGAGCAGGTCGGTCTTGGTCATCTTCAAGCGTCCTGTTACAGGGTCCTTCTCACCAGTGGTTTTCAGCACAGGCGTCTTCTCCGTATTCTGCTTCGCACAAAGCGCATGGGCAGCCTTCGCAAACTTGGCATCGTTGATGGCGTTGCCATGGGATTCCTTCACTCTTGACATTTTGTCGTAACTGATGGCATAGAGCTCATCATCGGTGATGGGAGTCACCTTGGTCTGGAACTTGTCAAGCTGGATGGCGATGTCCTTGTCGCTAAGTGCCTGCAAGGGGATTGGGTAGGTCGTGTTGTTGACAAGCACCTCGGGATCGACGCCTACCTCCACCAGATGGATGACATCGTTGTCAACGACGCTTGAGGCGTCAGGAATACCCTCAAGCCAAGTGGCTTCCAAGCCACGGCGGAGGTATTTGACCAACTCGCCCGTCCAGATCTCCTTGTAAACCCCAGCGCGCAATGCGCCATGGGCAACCTCGCCGCCCACCATGGAGGCGATACAGTTCATGCCCAAAGCGCCCGCCACGGGTGAGAAGCCAAGGGCTGCGGCGAAGGCGCTGCCGGTGAGACAGTTGAAAAGTACTGCCAGCGCCAGCGCGAGCATTTTGTTTGTTTTTGTTTTCATACTTCTTGTTTTTATTGGTTTTGCTAGAATTCACACTCCATGCCGTACTCCTCTTTGTAGAGTCGCTTGTACTCATCGGGCCGCTCCTTGCGGAGCGTGGTAAGTTGGCCTGACGGCACGTCGCTCAGCTTCTTATAAGTAGTGGGCTCTGTCGCCGCCCCACCTTGATGTCCGATGACTGAACTGAGCTTCATTTGTGGGGAGATGGCGGAGAGGATACTCTCCAACTTCTCCTGGCCGACCTCCTTGCCAAGGTTGATAAACTCATCCTTCTTGTCAGGGGTGATACGCTTCTCTCCTACCGCTTTTTCCACGGCGGCCGTGATACTGGCCAGCGTGAGGGCAGCGTTCTTCTGCTGGAGCCGCTCGTTCTCCTCCTTCGCGGTTTTCAGTTCGTCGAGCTTGGCGTTGATCTCCGCCTCCGTCGCCGTTGCCGGCAGACCCAGTTGCATGGCAACCATTTTCTGTTCCATTTGCTTTTGATTGTTATTGTTCAACATGGGCAAAGGACACTCGCTGTCCTTGCCGAGAGTGATTTTCTTGCCGTCTTTCTGCAACACGATGGCGTCGTCGTTGGATCCGACGTCCACCAGACTGACCTCGAACAGCTTGCTCTTGGTGACGGTAGGACGGGTCTGTCCTTGCACCAGCAACTCGGGGTCCTCGCTCGTCTCCAGGATGTCGAGCCCTGCGCTCACCATTTTTAGACTGCCGAACTCGTACTGCTTCTTACAGCGTATGGACAGCTCGGAGGCCTCGTCAAACATCAGTTCGCCAGTCACCTCGCCATCCTCCACCTTCAAGTCCTTCACGTAGCCTATCACATTTCCACGCTCGTGCATGTATAGCAGGACGGGGTTGCGCTGGTACTGTTCCACGTTCATGCCAGCCGTCAGCACTCTTGTCCCGTAGCTGTTCAGGCTGTCGTTGGTTATTCTGACGCGTTTTCCTTTACTCATATATCATTGTCATTTTCTGGGCAGTATTGCCCGATTCGCGGTTTCCGAGTGCAATATTACGAGGTAATTGTCAACCCGCCAAAAAAGTGTGCAATGGTTGCACACTTCTATGAAACCATTGCACACTTTTTTGGCGGGACACTGAAATCGTGGCACTTTTGCACAAGAATTCGGGGCGTGGTGTGTCCCGAAGTGAACAAACAACCTTTTTAAACATGACAAAGGCAGATATAGAAAAGAAGAAATCGCTGGCACGCACGCTCTATCTCTCGGGAATGGAGCAGCAGGAAATCGCGGAGAAGGTGGACGTGTCGCGCGTCACCATATCCAAGTGGTGCTCAGCCGACGGGTGGAAAGAGGCGCGGGCCGCCAAGAACATCACACGCCCGGAGTTGGTGAACAAATTGCTGCTCACCATCGACACGCTCATTACGCAAGTGAACAATTCCAACGACCCCGCTCTCATAGCAGGGCTCGGTGACAAGTTGGCCAAGCTCTCTTCGGTCATCGAGAAGCTCGACAAGAAGGCCAACGTGGTGGATGCCATCGAGGTGTTCATGGCGTTCTCCAAGTGGTTGGAGTACCGCTCGCAGACGGACCCCGACGTGACTCCCGAGTTGATGCGCGTCATCAACAAGTACCAGGACATGTACATCACGGAGCAGATGGGCATCAAATAGCGGAGGCAGCCTATGGCAACAGCAGCAGAGAAGAAAAAGGCATACGAGGAGTGGAAAGAGCGGTGCCGGCAAGTGCAGGCCATTACGGACACGTCCCTTCTGAAAAGCGAGACGTCCCTGGAAAGGGACCAGCGCATCAAGCGGCTGCTCAACAACTATGCGGCGTTCTGCGAGTACTACTTCCCCCACTTCCTGCAATTGCGTGACAAGTCGACCGGCGAGGTCATACGCACCATCCACAATGCGCCATTCCATAATGAGGCGGCGCGCAAGGTACGCAACACGCCCGACTTGAAGGCGGTGTTCATGTGGCCGCGTGGCCATGCCAAATCTACTCATCTGGATGTGTTCACGCCGCTCTGGTTGATGTTCCAGCCAAAGCGGCTCATCAACTTCATGGTGGTCGTGGGAAAGTCGGAGGACAATGCCGACCGACTGCTTGGCGATATTCAGGCCGAGCTGGAATACAACCAGCGTCTCATTGCCGACTTCGGACAGCAGAAGAACGATGGCGGATGGCAGGAGGGTGAGTTCAAGACCAAAAACGGCGTGAAGTTCCTTGCCTGCGGTCGTGGACAGTCGCCTCGTGGTCTGCGTGACCGTGAATCCCGTCCTGATTACATCGTCATCGACGACCTTGACGACGATGTGCTTTGCAAGAACGACAAGCTGGTTCACGACTTGACCGACTGGGTGAAGGAGGCGCTCTTCGGTGCGCTCGATGTGGGCCGCGGACGCTTCATCATGGTGGGCAACCTCATTAGCAAAAACTCGGTGCTTTACAACCTCTCACGCACAAAGGGTGTGTTCCTTTCTAAAATCGTAGCGGTCGATCGTAACGGAGAGCCGGTGTGGAAAGAGAAATGGACCAAAGAGGAGGCGCAGGCTTACCGCGACTTCGTGGGCTATCGGGCCTGGGAGAAGGAGATGATGCACAACCCAATCGTGGACGGCACCATCTTCCGCGCGGAGTGGATTCGCTACAAGCGGCTGCCGAAGCTGGAGAAGTACGACATGCTGGTATGCTACACGGACCCTTCGTTCAAATCGACGACGGCCAACGACTACAAGGCGTGCCGATTGTGGGGAAAGATCGGCTCTCAACTGCATCTCATCGACTCTTTCGTGCGCCAGGCAACGGTCAGCGAGATGGTGCGGTGGTTGTACGACCTCTATGAGCGCACACGCGATACGGTGGCAATTCAGTTCTTCATGGAGGCGAACTTCATGCAGGACGTGATCCTGGACGAGTTTGCGTGTGAGGGCGAGCTGCGTGGCTACCAGTTGCCCATCATGCCCGACAAGCGGAAGAAGCCTGACAAGATCCAGCGCATTGAGGCGGTCAGCCCGCTCTGGGAGCGAGGCTTTGTCTGGTACAACGAGCGCAAGAAGGAAGACCCTGACATGCAGGTGGGCATAGAGCAGACGTTGGCACTGGAGCGTGGCAGCCGTGTGCATGACGATGCGCCTGACGCTGACGAGGGCGCTATATGGATGCTCCAGCGCAATACGCGACAGGAGAGTTTCAAACCAGTGTTCGGCAAAAGGCCGACCGCCAAAAACATTTGGTAACGATGATACAACTTATAAAGGACATTATCTGGGAATGGCAGTGCAAGCGTGCCATCAAGAAGGCCAACGAGCTCTCAAAGCTGTTCGGCATGAAGTATTATGTGATTTACATGAACGGCTCGCTGAAGATCGTGCCGAAGCGCACCATCCGCGAACTGGTCGCGAAGCACCGATTCCGCAAGGGTATCAGGATTGCCGACATTGAGCGCCGCGCCCTGTATGTGACACGTTAGAAAGGAGGACAGGCATGTTTATCACAGATAATGATTACAGGGTGGTCATCGGCGAGAATGCGCTGAAGGTCGTGTCGCAGGCATCGCAGGAGATACGCGACAATGCGGAGCTGGAGGCTTGCGAGGAGATATCCGGCTACCTCCGTCCGAAATACGACACGGAGGCGGTGTTCTCTGCAGAAGGCGAAAGCCGCAACCGCCTGGTAGTAATGTATGCCGCAGACATCGCACTTTATCACATGATTGCGGCTATGCCCCAGAAGATGGGCAGTGAGATACGCAAGGAGCGCTACGAGCGAGCCGTCAAATGGCTGGAGGGCGTGCAGGCTGGCAGAATCATCCCGGACTTGCCCCTCGCCACCGACGGGGACGGCACGCCAACAGGCGACTTGCTATTGTTCGGTTCACAGAAACAATTACGACATAATTGGTGAGCAAATGAGAGCAGAGACAAAATTCATTTTGGCTATGCCGAGTGCAGCCAACAATCAAAGAATTTAACTGGTAACGATGGATATAAAGAACTTTTTCAGCGGTATGTTCGGCAGCGCTGGTCGAAACGTGCTGCACACGCCGCATGGAGACTTCAACCTGGCAAAGTCGTCCGACCGCAAGCGCATGAAGAAGATGGTCATCGAACTGCAACGCACCACCGATGCGCTCACACGCAGGGACATTGCCGACTGGCGACTTGCCTGGCAGATGGCCATCAATGTCGATAGCCCGAACCGCCAACGGCTCTACGACATATACCGCGATGTGGATATAGACCTTCACCTCTCGGGATGTGTGCGTCAGCGCGTAGGATTCGTCATGGCGAAGTCTTTCAAACTGGTCGATGCAAAGGGTAATGAGGACGAAGAGGCTCACCACTTTTTCGACCAGGCTTGGTTCAAGCAAATGCTCGAATATGCGCTCGACGCCAACCTCTGGGGTCACTCGCTCATCGAACTGGGCGACCTCACCACCGATGGCGACGGATGTCCATGCTACACGGATGTGAAACTCATTCCGCGGAAGCATGTGATACCCGAATACGGCCGTGTGATTCAGCAGCTCGGGCAGGACTGGACTACAGGCGTTGAATACCGCTCCGCACCTTTTACCGACTGGCTCATCGAAGCCGGACGGCCTGACGACCTCGGCTTGTACCTGAAGGCCGCGACGCAGACCATCCCGAAAAAGAACATGCTGGCATTCTGGGATTCCTTCGGCGAGATTTTCGGTATGCCGATGCGTATTGCACGCACCACCTCACGCGACCCCAAGGAGATGGGACGGCTTGATAAAATGCTCAAAGATGCCGGAGCGAGCCAGTACATGGTGGCCGGGCAGGACACGGAGATAGAATTCGTGGAGAGTGGCAAGGGCGATGCCTTCAATGTCTATGACAAGCGTATCGACCGCGCCAACTCGGAACTATCAAAGCTCATCATAGGGCAGACTATGACCATCGAGGACGGCAGCAGCCTCTCGCAGTCAGAGACACACCTAAAGGTGTTCGAGAATCTGGTGGAGGGCGACTGCACCATGCTGCGCGACATCGTCAACAATCAGCTTATCCCACGAATGGTAAAGCACGGTTTCCCGATCAAAGGGCTGCGCTTCGAATGGGATGATGCGGTCGATTACACGCCTGAGCAGCAGGTGGCATACGAAACGATGATCGCTGACCGCTATGATGTGGATTCATCCTACTTCGCGGAGAAATACAGTATGCCAGTAGGCGAGCGGCGCAACGCGCAGCCCATGCTACCAGATGGCGGTGACGATGGTGACAAAGAAAACAATGGGCCTAAGGAACAGCAGCAAAACACGCACGGCAGTTTTTTCGATTAAGCCCCACTGATTATGTGGGGCTGCACCTGCGGTATGCCGAAATATTTGGTAAGGAGCTTTCGGTTTCTTCCATGTGTCTGAGCAAGAATGAAGAAGAAATTGAAGCTATTGCCAGGAAATGGGCAAGCGTTATCAGCGACAAGTATGTAAGGCAGCAAGCGGAAGAGGCTGCACGAATTGCGCTCAGGCATGGGATCAAGGACTTGCCAGAACTGCGTGAGGCTGATTTGGGTAAAATATCCAAGTATCATGGCGCACGTGCATCGTTTCAGGCGGGTATGACCGATGAGTTGCCTTCAATCATCCGTGTGAACAAACGAGGTTACAGAGGTTGGAAAGAAGCTCATGCAAATGCCGTTCGATATGGCCAGCTCGTTCAAGACAATCCTCTGTTGCATGAATTGGGGCATTACATAGACTATTGTAATGATTCTGCCAATTACAGAAAACTTGAACACACTTGGAAAGTTGAGAATGTGGATGAGGCACTTGTGAAAAAGCACCTTTCTACTTATGCGCTTTCTGATTATGCTGAGTTCGAGGCTGAATTGAATGCAGCGATTATGAGGGGAAAGGTACTCCCAAAGGAACTGCTTTCTTATTCCCACATGAATCAAGTGGACACTCCTCTGGCAAAACGTATGCTTAGTTTGGCCTCAGGTGATAGCGTGTGCCTTCCAAACGAAGAAGTTTGCAAAGGTTTCAAGGATGCAATGAAAGTTCTTTTCCACCAAAAGGGAAGTTCTTTCTCTATCGACATCCTGGCTGATAAAAATGTTCAAGGCTTGATAGAAGCTCATACAAGTGTCCTCGACCGCAACTTGCAGCGATTGGAAATGTCCGACCTCATGCGCCAGCGTCTCACTCGTTCTAATTATATTTTCAGTGGCATAAAAACCTTTCATGAGTTGAACGAGGCGTTCCCGTCCTTGCTGGATTCTAACGGCAACAGAAAGACGTTCGAAGCCTTTTTGAATGATGTTCGTAAGATCGACAAGACCTACAACTCCAACTACCTTCGTGCGGAGTACAACTTCGTACAATCGTCTGCGGAGATGGCTGCCAAGTGGGAACGGTTCTCGGAGGACGGCGACCGCTACAACCTTCAGTACCGCACGGCAAACGATAGCAAGGTGCGTCCGGAGCATGCTGCGCTTAATGGCGTGACGCTTCCGCCGTCAGACCCGTTTTGGGAGGAATACTATCCACCCAACGGATGGAACTGCCGTTGCACCGTAGTGCAGGTTCGCAAGTCTAAATACCCTGCCACACCCCATGAGGAGGCGATGGCACTGGGCGAGGAGGCTCTGCAGCGCGACACAAAGGGCATTTTCCATTTCAATCCAGGAAAGCAGAATAAAACCGTACCCGACTACAATCCTTATACGATTCGTCGTTGCCGTGACTGCGACATTGCAAAGGGCAAAATCAAGTTGGCGAGGTTTGTTCCTGAGAATGAACTATGTGCTGCATGCAAGTTAGTAAGAAGCATTGAACATAATAAAATAGATACAGAGGTCAGTCGCTCCAAGATTAACACAGCAAAAAAATCATTGGTAAATTGGTATAAAGACAAATTACCGGCAGTGGCTCTCGGCAAATTCACTGCAAAACGATTTGAAGTTAGTGCGACCGATGGAACAAATATTGTCATCAAACGTTCCTTCTACGATGAAACAATCAGCAAGTATCAGGACGACCCAATGTATCCTCTTAAACTTGAATATGCGAAGAAAGCCCACGAGCTCATTAGGACAGCAAAACTCATAGATCCAAATGAAGAAAGCATTGATCACCCTGACGCATACTTTAAGGTTTACGAGGTTGTTGATGATTGCTATAGGGTCGAAATGAAAGTCAAATGCAATAGGGACGGAAACTTCATGCACATTCTACGAGTTTATAAAAAACAAAAGCAATGATCCGTCACCTTCCTCGTGTGTCTCGCGATAAACGCGGACGGAGGATAACTTGATACATTGCTTTGCTGCAAAGGTAATAACAAATTTTCAAAACACATCAAGTTATGGAAGAAAAAATACATGATGATAAAAAAAAGAACAATCTCAATGCCGCAGTAGAGCACATACTGCGCTTGCCGATAGAAGTAAAATCCCAATGCACAACAACCACGGGAAGATTCTGGCAAGCCATGAAACGATTGATGAGGAAACCTGTCCCACAACATCCAAAGAGTCTTCTTGATATTGCCGTAAGCAATTCGAGCGTGCTCTCAACTTTAGTTTGTACTGCAAAAAGCAATACAACACACCCGCAAGGACAGTCAGCAACAGAAATAACACACTCGCTACTGTCAAGCAGCGAAGAAGAATACTCCCTTGTGACATATCGCCAAAAACAGCGATTATGCCTATTAAAGTTGCGGCTATGCCTGACTGATGGCGTATTAACGATTCATGCTGAAGCTCCACTTTCTCTTTGGCTTCAAACAGCTCTTGAACAAAGCCATTCCAGCCTTCTGTATCATGTAGTACTGTCATCTTTTTTAGATGCAAAGGTATAACGTTTCATTCAAAACTTTCAACGATGAACAAAATTTTCTCATTTCTAAAGAAAAGCAACCGCTACAAGCATCTTATCGGCGGTTTATTGGTCGGTCTGTGCGCATTGTCGCCATGGGCAGCCATCTATTCTGCCATCGTCGCAGCCTCATGTCTCGAACTCAAAGACAAGCTCCACGGCTGTCAATGGGATTGGATAGACTGGGCCTGCACTGTGCTCGGAGGCATCATTGCGATGTCGCTTTGGCTCATTGTGTAGCGCCCGGCCATTTTTTACACCGAGAATGAGTAACTTTGCAGCCTGGTAGAGTTTCCCATAGGCCGCGTGGTCTATCGCGGGTACAACAATGCGAACGCGAATGGCGGTGTCTCGTTTGCGAATGCGAACAACGATGCCTCGAATGCGAACACGAATGTCGGCTCGCGCCTGGAAATCTAGCTAATCGGCGTACAACGATGGGGACGTGTCCCCGATGCGGTGCCGAGGGAAACGAGCCACAGCAAAAGCACCTCGACGAGGTGGAAAGCTGAAACATCAAGTGTCGGGCAATGGAGTTTGGTAGGTCGGCAACGATTCGAAGAAGTCTGGCCCGGGGAAGGAAGGCCCTTATCTTCCATACAGAAAAGACCATGCACAGAGAAGGCTATATCATGCAAGAGGTGACGTCCTACGGCAACATGTCGGAGGCGTTTGATCGTGTGCTTCGTGGGACCAAGCGAAAGAGATGCCGTCAAGGCCGCTATCTGCTCGCCCATCGTGAAGAGGTTATAGCAGAATTGACGGCCAAACTTGCCGACGGCTCCTTCCAGCTCGGCTGCTATCACGAGCGTATCATCTGTGAGTATGGCAAATCAAGACGCTTGCAGATTCTGTCCATGTACGACCGCATCGCCGTGTATGCGGTGATGAACGTCGTGGACCAGCATCTGCACAAGCGGTTCATCAGGACGACTGGAGCGAGTATCAAGAGACGTGGCACGCACGACCTGCGCAAGCGCATGCAACTGGACATGGAGCGCGATCCCGAAGGCACACGCCATTGCTACAAGTTCGACATCAAGCACTTCTATGACAATACTAAGCCTGTGTTTGTCATGTGGTGCTTCCGCAGAGTATTCAAGGACAATGTTCTGTTGTCGCTCCTGGACCATTTTCTGCACCTCCTGCCCGAGGGTATCAGTTTCGGCCTGCGAAGCTCGCAGGCCTCCGGCAACCTCCTTCTGTCCGTGTTCCTTGACCATTACCTCAAGGACAAGCACGGCGTCCGCTACTTCTACCGCTATTGCGACGATGGCATCGTGCTGTGCGGCAACAAGCGAGAGAACTGGATGGCACACGACATCGTGCACGAGCAGGTCGCGAAAATAGACCTTGAAATCAAGAAGAATGAGAGGGTGTTCCCATCGGCGCAGGGCATCGACTTCCTGGGGTATGTCACGTTCAGCGGATCATACTCGCTGCTACGAAAGCGCGTCAAGAAGAAGTATGCACGACAACTGCACAAAGTCAAGTCAAGAAAGAGACGGCGAGAACTGATTGCGTCATTCTACGGGATGGCCAAACACGCTTGCTGCCGAAATTTGTTTTATAAGTTAACAGGCAAAGAAATGAGATCATTCAAGGATTTAAATGTCGCTTACAAGCCGGAAGACGGCAAGAAGCGGTTTGCGGGTGCGGTGGTAAGCATCCGCGAGTTGGTGAACCTGCCCATTGTGGTAAAAGACTTCGAGGTTGGAGTCAAGACCAGCCAGGGCGAAGACCGCTGTGTCGTGTCGATAGAGCAGAACGGCGAGCCAAAGAAATTTTTCACCAACAGTGAGGAGATGAAGAACATTCTCCAACAAGTGAGTGAAATGCCGGACGGATTCCCCTTCGAGACCACCATCAAGACGGAGACCTTCGGCAAAGGTAGAACCAAGTACATTTTCACATGACGAACAGAGTAAACGGAGCGCAGGGGGTGAGGCTGATCGAATGCACCAACCCTGTCAAAGACAAATGGCGCGTCCGCTGGGACGTGCATGACAACGAGGACGGATCCGCCGACTATATGGAGGCGGAGTTTCATGGGAGACCGTCTGATGATACCATCAAGGCCATGGTGTCGCAGTGGTTCAACGACCGCACTATCGAGACCATACGCTCGGGCTTCGCGTGGCACGGCATGAGCGTGTGGCTCTCGGCCGAGAATCAGTTCAACTACAAGGCAGCATACGACTTGGCAGTATTGTCCGACGGCAAGACATTGCCCGTCACGTTCAAGTTCGGAACGAGCGATAAACCATGCTATCATACGTTCGCCGACATTGACGAGCTGACGGACTTCTACACCAAGGCCATGCGCCATATCCAGGACACGCTGGCTGACGGTTGGAAAAGCAAGGATAATTTCAATCTGGAATTATACCGCGTTTAGGAGAATCCCTTCTGGGGAGGGTTACAAAGAGCCCCGGCGGTAGTTTGTCCGTCGGGGCTTATTATTTTATTTTTCACTTAGTTTCGGGTGTTCTGATAAATACATATCCCTTAACCGTAATCCTAATACAAAACAAATATCGTTTATCGTAATATCATATTGTTTGCCATCAGGCAACGTCCATGTTGGCTCGTTATATACATAATTCTTCATAGAATTAAAGGCTGGAGTAGAAACCAATGACAAGCATGCAGCGTTGGACAACTGTTCCACATCCAAAGCAACTAAGGGGGAATTGTCTGATATGTAGCCAAACAACCTCTCCTTATTGTCCTTCAAGAATTGTTCGCCATTGATTGCCGCAAACAGTTTTTCACCAGTTGGATTCAATTTTCGCGGGCTTGATTTCATTGAAAAAACTGATGATGATTTTGGGTATTTCTCTACCAATACAGTTTTAATCTTCGTAATGTCGTCATGATGCGCGTTACATGGTAAGTGCTCCGTCATGTTTTCCAACTTTGTCACCGATTTCTCTATATTGTCAATGCGCACAGATGTTTGTCCCATCTTAAACACTTTGGACAATATAAACCATACGCCACCAAGAATAGTGGCGACAGCACCGATTACCGTACAGATAATTTCTATCACATTCATAGTTCTTTCTTCGTTCATTATTGAACGCGCTGCAAATATACAAAGAAAATCCATCATTCCCAACGGAACAATGGATTTTTTTCTCATTTACAGCATTTTATTACCATATATTCTTATTTGCAGTCTATCGCAATAGGTAACGCACCGCATAGCTGTCGATGCTCTCAAGTATCTCCTCATGGTTGTGGTTGGTGTCCGTCTCGGCCAGCACCATGCCGTTGAAGTCCTCACCGCTCAGCCCGTCGAGGGCCGCATGGACCTGTCGGCAAAGGTCGAAAGCTGCATCATGACCACCGTCTGCCCAGTCCGTCACAAGGTGAATAGTAACAAGGCCCTTGCCACGCTGACTGCCGCCTTGAAATGGCGACCACTCTATCTTTCCAAATTCCACAAAGACGGCTGGACGCGCCCATCCTTCTTCCTGCTCTACAAACTCCACATTGTGGTTCCACAAATCGACGTGCTGCACTTCAGGCACGTCGCTCGCCAACTTCTCTTTGATGGCATTGAATAGTTCTTTTCTCATTTTCATTTCATTTTGAATTCGTATTCCAAATACTCCGCAAGGTTCTCCTCGATGATGTCCTTGACCGCCTGCTCCACTTCGGGCGACGCTCCCAGAAAACGGCGACGCGGTATCTTGATGCTCTTGCCCACCTTCATCAGCGCCAGGTGCTTCCAAAACTCAGCCTCGGTGCTCAGTTGTATGGTGCGCTTGTCGTTGCGGCGCTCACCGTTCTTCTTGCGGCCGAAGGAGCCTGTCGCAGCATAGTATTTGTGCCAAAAATACCGCTTCATCTTGGCCGTCACTTTGATCTCGCCTCCATCGTTATGGATGGCCGCGTAGGGCAGTGTGGAGCTGAACGTGATGCTGTTGTCGGTGGTCCGGCTTCCGATGCTCTGGCGTAGCCTGCCGGTGTCTATCAGTATAGAGCCGCCTGGCCGCGTCGGGCTTCTCCTGCGCTGCCATTTCTCGTTGAAGAAGGCTTGTCGCTCGAAGTTCCGGTCAAACTCATCGCTCAGCTCCACCCTAACGTCTTGGAGAATGTTCCTGATTATTGTCTGAATGTCCTGGTTCATCGCCAAAATCAAATTGCAGATAGATCTGCGTATCCTTGGGCACCTCTTTCTTCGGATCACAAGAGGCATTGAGCAGGTTGTAAAAGGTCCGCTCGCTGATAGCATAAGTAGGATATACGTACCTGCGCCATATCTCGCGGTTGCTGATACCGCTCTTGACGTGCTGGTCGTATATCCTATTTATGTCAGCGACACGCTTCTGGTAGCTTGCTCCTCGCCTCTTCCCCATCTACTTGTTAATGCCGTGGTTTATAGGGACGGATGTCAAAGGTCACCTTGGCGCTGACCGTCACTCTTCCCGTGCCCTCGCATTGCTCACATGTGTGCTCCGCGCCTGTCTCCCGGTCGCGGAGACGCCCCGTGCCGTAGCATTTACGACACAAGGCCACCTTGGGTTTCTTTACTACTTCCTGTATCATCTCGTTTCACGTTTTAAGATTCTGTCATGCCGAGCGGGATGGATTTCCAGACCCCGTTCTCGTTCTTGATTTCTGCTCGCACGAACTGCTTGCTCACCTCAGGCTGGTAGCTTTCCTCGATGATGCGGACGCCCTCAAGGAAACGATCGCTGCCGATATCCTGCGCCACCTTGCGAAGCTGCACGATGCGGCTTGCCTTCAGCGTGCCCTTGCCGTCGCGGGCCAGCAGGCGAAACACCATGTTCACCAGCGACTCGGTCTTGGCGTCGTTGGCAAGGCTGGAGATATACTCCTTCACGATGGCAATGCCGTCCTCCACGGTGTCGCGGTAGCCGTCCGTCACATACACGCCGAGCGTGATGCGCTGGTTGCCGTCTGAGTTTGTGAACGTATGGCTGCGCTGCCCGTCCTTCACCTTTGTCTTGAACAGCTCCGACTTCATCTTCAGTATCGTTCTGAAGTTGTCCATCACCTTCTGCTTGCTGTCCTTGATTTGCTCGCTGATGCCGAGCAGCACGGGGATGGAGCGCTCTATCTCCTCGTCCACGAGCTGCTTGTACTCGTCGCGGTCGGCCTTGGCCTTCGCCTCTGCCTCTTTCTTGGCTTTCGCCTCCTGGAATGCCTTGTACTCGGCCATTTCCTCTGCCGTCATTTCAACGGTCTGCTTTTTGCTTTCGTTCATTGTCTTGTTGCTTTTGGTTATTTGTTGCTCGTTACTCGTCCTCTTCCGAATCCTGCCAGCTGCCCTCCTCCAACTCTTGGTCCAGCTCGTATTCGATGCTTTCGAGAAACTCGACATACTCGCTTCCTTGCAGCTCCATGTACGCAATGCTGTGGATAAAGTCCATCACGCGCTTCACTTTCCCTCTCATGCCTCACCTCCTTTCCCAAAAGACATCAGCAGATAGTCCACTTTGGGCTTCTCCATAGAGGCTGATGGGGTGGGCGGTCTCAGTCCGCCCTTGCGCTCGATAGTGCGGAGCTTCACCGCCAACTGATCCAGCTCCTCATTGTTCAGCCTTCTGAACACCTTGCCAGCAATGCGCGGGTCTTCGCAAAACGCATTGACGCGGACCCAGTCGGTGGTGTCGATGCCAAGCTTCTGCATCAATCTCAAACACTGGCTACGGTGCTTGCGCTGCTCGTCCTTGACGGCGCGTGACAATTGGTTCGTCTGCACTTCGAGCTCCACGCACATCCTGTCGTACTCCTTCCGGGTCATGTCCCTGAGCGAGGTGGTGCGCCCATTGGTGAATTGGCTTACCAAGCCTTCCTTGAACTCGTCGCCCAGCTCCTTGGTGGCAAACTCATAGTTCTTTTTGAGAATGCCGTAGAAACGTGCAAAATTGGTTACTTCCTGTGCCATTGTCCCTTGCTTTTACGGTAGTCAATGTAGGTCTTGCGGGCCGCCTCGACGGCCACGGTCAAATCCTCTTTCAGCAGACAGGTGTCAATGATTGGAATGTCATCGTAGCAGACGAACAGGCGCCCGTCAAATTCTCTCACCTGCAACAGGTCGTTGGCCTCTTGCATCAGTTCCTTGCTTCGCCGTTCGGCCTGTTTTGCCAACCATTCGCGTCTTGCGCGAATCCATGCTTTGATCTCTAATTGCTTTACTTCTTTCATCTTCTTAATTATTTTAGTTACTTGTATTGATCTGCTTTGCTGCTTGCTCATGCGTCTGTGTCATTGTAAACCTCCACGGCCTTCTCTGGCCAGATAGTGTAGTATTCGCTCACGTTGCCCGAGTAGCGGCCTTGGCAGTAGGCACGGAAGCCTTGCGTCCTCACCTTCACGCCGGCAGCGTATTTCAGTCTGATGGCAGGCTTGCCCATCGGTTTGCCCTTGTCCTCCTGGCTGACAAAGATGAAGGTCTTGCGCGGGAAGCGCTTCAGGAGGGCCTTGGTCAGTAGGTATTCCCATCCTGCCTCGTAGGCGTATTGATAACTGTCAACGATGATGAACTTGGCGCTCTTGGGCTTCGCCAGACGCTCCTCCAGCGCCTTGATGTCGCCATCGGTGATGATGCGAAACTTGCCCTGCACGTCGCTCATCTTAAACTGGGCCAACCGTCGCTGCATCGACAGGCCGACTCCTTCTTCCAGGGACACGTACAACACGTTGCCTATGCCGCAGAGCATCTTGGCAAACTGCATCACGAAGGAACTTTTGCCGCTGGCGCTCGGCCCGCAGATAAACCAGGTGTCGCCCTCTTCCGGTTCTCCGAACACGTCCTTCCACTCTCCCTCAAGTGGCAGCGACTTGTGCTTGATGTTCGCAACGTCCTTGGGACTGTAAGCTCGCTTTGCCATATCACTTCTCTTTTTTCAGTTGGGCTATAAGTTTATCCGCCATTTCCACTGAATAAACTTCAAATTTGCCGCGTCCACCCAGTTCAGGATTGGAGAGCATGGCGCACATGACATCTTTTGCAATCTCATACCGACGCTGCTCCCAGTTGGATTCATTGCCTTTTCTCACTTCGCGGTGAATGCCGATTACAGCGTCCATCGCTTGCATTTCTATTTTCGTCATCATGCCTGCGCCCGTTTGAGTTTCTCAATCTCGGTATATATTCTCCTCAGGCCGCCGCCTGACTTCCGCACCAGGGCTGCGATGTCCGCGTCTTTGGGGGCGTTCACCTTGGCCACCACGCTCGCCTGGTCTTTTAGGAACTTCTCGCGCTCCTTGCAGTCGTCTGGCGTCACCTTCGAGTAGCGGTCGCCGTATCGGCTCAGCATCTCTGTATAGCCCACCTTCTTGCACTCTATGGACCGGTTGATTTTGGCTTTCAGTCCGTCCGCGCCCATCATATACCAGGCGCAGCATCTCTCGGTGGCGTTCCACAAGGCTTTGAGCTCCAGAAACGCCTCGTACTGCAGGTCGCCGGCCTCGTCCAGGATGATAAGGGGCGTGTCGATGGAGCGGAGGTAGAAGACCAGGTCCTCATAGACGTCGCTGTATCTTCCGTTCGCTCCCACGCCAAACTCGGTGGCTATCTTGCGCACCAGCTTCAGTTTGGTCTTCACCTGCGAGCAATCCACATAGATGGCGTTGCGGTGGCCCTGCACATAGTAGCGGGCCGTGAAGGTCTTGCCGATGTTGGGGATGTCACAGAGTATCGCGCTCAGTCCGCTCTGCTGGCTAAACTCCAGCTGCTTCGTGATATAGTCGAAGGTGGCGGTGCGGGCCGGTTTCCACTCAATGCCTCCTCTGAGGTTCACGCCCAGCCTTCGTGCAATAGTGATCCAGTTGGCCTCGCTCAGCGCCTTGTCGGTCTGTCCGTTTTTGATGGCGCTATATACCGAGGTGCTGATGCCCAGGGAGGCTGCGTGCTTGGCATCGCTCGGATAGTTCGTGCGGTTGGCGGCTATCGCCTCCAGTATTCGCTTCTTGTTCTCAGTAGTTATCATCTCTATTGTATTCTAATATCATTCTATAGGTCTTCCAACGGGTCCGGAAGGTGATAGCTCACTTCCACGCCCTGCTCGCTTTCCATCAGCGGAAGCTCAAGTGGTGGCGGTGGTGCAGCCTCCTCCGGGTGTTCCGACTTGGATATGCCCACGCTGGCGATGGCGTTCTTCTTCACGTATGCGTTGAAAGCCGCTATCTTCTTCTGCTGGTTCACGAATATCTCCTTGTCCTTGTCGGTCTGCTCGGCATCGGCCGTATTGAACGTGCCCACGTCTTCGAGCTTGTCGATCAGACGGTCGTTCTGGAAGATATACACATCCGTCACGTTGCCGTCCTCGTCGGTCAGGTAGTAAGCATCTACCTTGTAGTTGTTCGGGGCAAGCCTCTCGATGACCTCGGTCTTGCTCAGCCACCAGTCCTTATACGCCACGCGGCAGTAGCTGTTCCTGCGTATGGAGGTCTCGGTGTGCTCGCCGATGAAGCGTGCCCACACCGATTTGTCCATGGGCTGCAGGGAGGGGTTCATGTTGGCCTCAAGCACCTGCCAGCGGGTCATGCCTGGGTACTTCTTCTGATTCGGGTGGAGCGTATTGTTGAACTCCTTGATGTCTCGGATGTCGTCAGCTATCAATTCTTCCCATGTGTAGTACTGCTTGTCCTCATAGGTGTCGTTCTTCTCGTCAAACACCTTCTTGGCCTCGGTCCGGTAGTGTCTGTCCTTTGCGTAGAATCGTCCGATGCCGAGGTGGTTTCTATGCTCCACACGGCGTTTCTTGGCACCGTTCATCGGCTCAGCGTATTTCTCTTGGGAGTTCATCGGGGCGCAGAAACGAACAAATGGGAACAATACGCCAGCCTTCAGGAAACTGTCTTTCCACTGACTCATCAAGTGGTTCTCCACCTCCACCTGCGCCGGGCATCCCCATCCCTTGCTTTCTATCAGCCGGAACATGGAGCGGAAGCAGTCGGCCACCAGGTCCACGTTCTTGTTGCGGTTGTAGGCATAGCCCACCACACACTGGCTCGCCACGTCGTAGGCGTAGTATGCCTTCGGGCGCGCCTTGGTGTCCTTCAGCTTGCGCGGCAGGTCGCGGTCGTCAAACGAGATCTTCGAGAATGAGAACTCGGGTGCGTGACGGTGGACGTGGGGCATCTGTTCGTGCATGAAGGTGGTGTAGGAGTCCTGGTGCTTGGCTATGAACAGGCGGGCGTCGGGCCTGTTCAGGTAGTTGGTGATGGTGCTCTCGCTCAGCGACCTCGGGTCGCCGTTCTTGTCGGTCCACTCGTTTGGGTCGAAAAGCTCGCCGCTCTCAGGGTCACACACATCCAGCTCGCCGCAGACGAATGAGTTATACATTTCCCAGACATTGGTGTTGAACGGCTTGTTGGGCAGCACGGCGATAGACCATATCAGGCGCATCGTCCGGTAGTCCACCTTGCGGCTCGTCTGGTTGCCAAACTTCCTGCTGATGAGACACTGGTACCCGTCGCGCTGATACTCGTTCACCTTCTTGCGGAAGCGCAGCATACTGGCGGGCAGCGTGTGCCCGGTCTTCATGCGGTAGCCCTCCACGGCTTGCGACATCATGCTCCAGTCATACTTCCTGCCCATAGTCTTCTGTATAGCCTTGGCGTTGTCATACAGCTTGATGCAGGCGTTCAGCACGCTGGCATTGGTCACATATTCCTTCACGTGGGCGTCCGTGGCGTGGTCGTGGCCGCACTGGTTGCGCCAGTCGTTGAAATAAGCCACGGCCGCCTGGTCCACCTCGTAGTTGGCGTCGAGCCAGGCAAGCAGCACCTCCAGCGACGGATTGGGATAAAGCTCCTTGAGCTTGCTCTGGTAAGCATCGGGCAGACTGCTGACTGCGATGAGCGCATAGCCACCTCTTCCACCACGACGCACAATATCTATGCGACCGCGCGCGGAGAGCTGCTTGTAGTTTGGGACGGTCATGACGCCGCCATCCACAAGCTCCCGCATCGAGATGCAAAGTCTGTTATCGTGGTACTCCATAACGCTTCCTCCAGATTAGACGCGCGCGATTTCAGCCATTGTGGCCAAACTCTCTGTCGTGAGTCCTGCAACCATCTGCTGAATAGTGTCCATGTCACGCAACTTGATGTTTTCCCAACGTGCCACACGCTCTCCCTTGTAGAACAGCTCGGTATCCCCTGTGTTCTTGTCCGATTCCAGCTTCGCCCCATTGGGGAAATACTGGTTGATCACGCCATCGTAGTCATGCAGTACTTCTACTTCTGGAGCGACGACCATCACGATGCCGCCCTTTTGCAGGGCAAACTTGCGAATGCGCTTTGCACAGTCAGTCTCGCCACGTTTCTTGTCAAAGTTCAAGGCGTTCCACACGGTTTTGTCGCTAACATTGAAGGTTTTCGCCAAGCACAGGCGAACCTCCTTGGTTACGTGAATGTACTTTTCCATATCTCACTTTTTTATCGTTAATATATATTGGTGGAGTGTGGGGAGTCGAACCCCATGGCTGTCCTACGCGCTTCGCTTTCGATCACCGGCCACTGCAACCGTGCCACTCCTGCGGTCTTTCCCGCTGTCATCCTAGGCTGAGCCCTGCCGACTATCCAGTGCGGTGGCCGACTATCCAGTGCAGCTCTCAGGGCTCTCATGTTATCCTGCAATCTGATTACCTAGTTTTATGCCGTTTTGATTTTTAATCTCAAAAACTCGTCATTCTCGGCCTTTTTTCGTACCTTTGGCGCCCGTTCACATTGGAACTCGCTGCAAAGGTACAAAACATTTCGTCATCATGCAAGGAAAAGAACAAAATATTTCACCAGTCAAACAAAGAATTTTGTTTTTTGCTAGTACTTTAGGTATTAGTAAGCGCGACTTCTATGCAAAAATAGGAGTTTCGCGGGGAACATTAGAGAGCAAAACAGGCATTACGGAAGACGTGATTACAAAGTTTTTCGCCACTTATCCTGAGATTAGTATAGAATGGCTTATGACTGGAGAGGGAGAAATGCTAAAGAATTCGCCATCATGCAAGGAAAAGAACAAAACTTTAAACGAAGAAGACAAAATGCCAGAAGTGTCATACGACCCATCAATAGGCAAGCCGTATTACGATGTGGATTTCCTTGGGGGATTCAACGAGATAGCTAACTCCCAGGTTACAATCCCCGCTAACAACATTGTTATACAAGGGTTTGAAAAAGCCGACTTTTGGTGCAATGTCACTGGACATTCCATGGAACCAAAGATTAACCATGGCGACATCATAGCACTCCGTAAATGTGCGCTGGCGGATATACAATATGGGGAAATCTATGCCGTGGTCCTTGATACCATACGGACTATTAAAATCATACGCCGGTCTCAGGACCCCCAGAAACTGCGGTTCGTACCCCTCAACACTGCTGACTACGACGAACAGGAATACCCTACAGAGCGAATCCTCCAAGTATTCGAGGTGATAGGGAGTGTTTCCAAGTTTTTCTAA